ATGCGCCATCCTGAGACGATCGAGCGCCTATATCTTGATTTCGATGGGTTTTTCGCCAGCGTCGAGCAGCAATGCAATCGACGGCTACGCGGCAGGCCGGTTGGCGTCGTGCCGTTTGAGGGCATGGGCGATAGGGGGATGCTGATCGCCGTTTCCCGCGAGGCAAAGGATGCGGGCATCACGTCGCTGATGTCGGTGCGGGAAGGGGTGGCCAAGTGTGCCGATCTTCTGACCGTGCCGCAGAAGCCCGATCTCTACAGGCGCGCCCACAATGCGCTTCTGTCCGAGATAGAGACCGTCATTCCCATCGACACGGCGAAATCGATCGACGAGCTGACGTGCATCCTCGACGACAGCGGACGGGCCGAACCCGCCGACCTGGCATGGCGGATCAAGAAGGCGATCCGGGATGCCTATGGGCCGTGGATCACCAGCACGGTCGGCTTTGCTGCGAATCGGCAGCTGGCCAAGATGGCTTGCAAGGCGGGGAAAAGATCGCGCGGCGCTTATGGCGACGGCCTGGCGATCTGGCGGCCGGAGGATATGCCCGCGCCGCTGTTCAAGGTGAAGATGGAAGACATTCCTGGCGTCGGCAACCGGCTGGCGGCAAGGCTGCGCGGCATGGGCATCTACTCGGCCGAGGATCTTTACAACCTTCAGCCGAAACATATGCGCAAGATCTGGCGCAGCGTCACCGGCGAACGCCTCTGGTACGCGCTGCATGGCTACGACATTCAGGCGCCCAGCTCGGAACGCGGCATGTTCGGCCATGGCCGCGTTCTGCCTCCCGAGGCAAGAAATCCCAAGGCGGCAAGAGAAATCACCCGTCTCCTGTTGACCAAGGCGGCGCGCCGCATGCGCCGAGAAGGCTATTACGCTGGCGGCGTCTGGCTATGGCTATCCATCACCGATGGATCGTGGATGCGGCAGATGTCACTGCCGATCGTCAATGACGACCAAGCGATTCTATCGGCATTGGGTGACCTTTGGTCTTTGTTCGCCGAGGACCACCACGTCAGGACAACCATCTTCCGGGTTGGCGTCACCCTGTTCGACCTGTCGCCATCCAATGAGCGACAGCTCGATTTCCTGCTCGCCGACGACAACGAGCGGCGACGATGGGAAGCGGCCAGCACGGCCGTCGACGAACTCAACGCCAAGTATGGCGGCACCGTCGTCTCGCTCGGACCATGGAAGCCGCCAGCCGGTGGGCACGTCGGCGGCAAGATCAGTTACACACGCATCCCTTCAGCCGAAGACTTCTGGTGACATCATGGGCAACTGGCAAACCAAGTTCCAAGTGCAGGATCTCGCCGACGGGCAGAGGCTCGAATGCATCTGCCGCCGATGCGGGCATTTGAGCTATCTCAGCAAGGCTTCCCTGCCGGGGCAGGAACAGAAATACATCGACGAAATTCAGAAGGCTGAACGGTGCCGGGCCAGAGGCTGCGGTGGGCCGGTGCGGATATCGCTTGTCCGCCTAGGCGAAATGTCGGGCTTCGTCGGCGGGCTGGCATAGATGCCGCACTACGCCAGCGGCCAGCCTTTCGAGATCCTCGACCGACCCGGCGTTGTTCAGCTCGGCATCGACTGCGAAGGCACCGGCTTCGGAGCTATGGCCCGATGAAGCAGCCACGCCGGCCCGGCCGATGAGGCGGACGACTGAACCGCCCAGGCGGCGCACGGCATTCGCTTCGTTCGGATACCGGACGTCGTCGGCGACAATGCCTTTGGCCCCGGCGGAAATGGCTCTTTCAGCCGAGACAGCCCAAGCTGTTGACCAGAAGTCAGGGTCTATCAATTCTCGTCCCCATTCCGTGCCAAGCGTGACCATGGCATGGCGCGGCGTCTGGCCGCAAAGGAGGGGGCAGGGCCGCTCTTTCAGGTCTCCTTCAATTTCACGGTCGGTGAGACCAATGGCGCGCAACATTGCCTTGAGTGGACCCGATACCTTGATCCGCACGAAGCCATGCTTCTCGATCAGAATGTCGGCAAAGGTCGATTTTCCGCAGCCGGCAGGGCCGGCCACGCCAATGATGGGGGTGGTCATGCTGCTCTCCATTTCGACCCGCAATAGGTCACGATGGTACGTTTTCCGGTCTTGTAGGTGACGATATCGGCATGGTGCCAGGCACCTGGTCCACGCGCCGCATAGGGCATCAGTGTCGAAGAAGTGCCGGCCTGATAGAAGGCTTCACGAATTGCCGGTGAGTGGCTATGCGCACCATTCGCCCGCTCCACGATCTTGGAGAGCGATGCCGCACTACCTCTTGCGCCACCCGGGCCGACATGGGCGTGCAGCCCGCACTCGATCGGCGCCACGCCCTGGCAGATGACGAAGCTTTCACCCTCTCGCAGAAACCGCACGTTGGCCAGGCGATCGCCAGAGACCTCGCGCAGCGCAAACTCATGTGGCATGAACTCGACGTCGCCGGAGCGAATCGCCCGGTGATAGGCTGCGTTCAGCAGGTGCCAGTAGTAGGCGTTGACGGGGTCGGCCGCGGCGTTGGCATCGCGCATCCAATTGACGATGTGCTGCCCGTCATGGTTCGAAAATACTGCGACCGACGTCGACCATGCCCGCCTCGATCGCTCGAGGAATTGCGCCGCCAGAGCAATGCCATCCTCGACGTTGTCCATCCCCATGGCCAGCAGGCGAGCTCGCTGGTGCGGATCGTTGCGGCTGTGATGGCTGCGGGCTGTGAAGTCGAACACATCGTGGAAAAACTGATAAGTCGGGCGCAGCGCATCGACAATGGCGCCGCCATCGGGCGCATCGCCAAATCCCCACGAGCCCTTGGCCTTCTCGGTATCCAGCCACTCGCGATGAATATCGCCATAAGTGACGCCCTCGACGGCATTGCCGCGAGAGAGAACACCATCGCGCACCACCACATCGAGATCCTGAAATGCTCCATCTCGACAGGCAGAAATCTGGCGGCACCAGAAATCGTCGTCCTGTACCTCAACGATGGTGGCCCCGATCGTATGGTGAAACTCGGCCTTCTGCCCGGCATTGCGTTGGACGTAATTTTCCACCGTCACCACGCCCGTCGTCATGATCTGCTTGCCGGGCCGGCCGGGCATCACCGGAACGGACTTCAAGGCGATCTTGGCGTGTGGGAAGATGCCCCAGGCATCACGGGTCTGCGTGTCCCATCCAGCCAGAGGATCGGTCGCCGTCGGCAGGATGTTGGCATTACCGCGCCAGACCAGCCGCGGCGCCAGGCGAATGGCCTCGGGGCGCAGATGAGGCACCAGGTCGGAAGCGAACCGACCAGCGGCCACCGAGTGATCCTCGAACAGCCCCTTCTGATAGGTGAACCCGCCCACCATGATCTCTGCGCCGATTTCCTCGGCATAGCCCGTCAGGTTTCGCCAGAAAGGCGCGTGGATAGGCGTGTCGTCTTGCGCGGCTGTCAGCAGATATCGGCGGATTTCATGCGCAGCCGGGACCGGCAGCACCTTTTCCACCTGCATGCGAGCCGGCGGCGGCGGCACGCGGATCTTGGCTGGCTTTGTTTTCTGATTTGAAGGTGCCGTCGATCCTATCTTTTTCCTTATGGAATAGACCGACTGAATGCCGCAGCCGACCGACTGGGCAATTGCAGCCGGCTTCTCATTCTTGCTGAGCCTTTTTCTGATTTCTGCATGCTGTTCGAACGTCAGGTGCTGTCCTTGCACGCCCATCAAACTGCCTCACATGAAAAGGTTGGCGATGCGGAAAGCGGCTGCGACCAGGTGTTTCCAGAACCAGACGGCCGCGCCGCCGGCCGTGACGCCGGCAATGCCGAGCCCCACCTTCCAGCTGCGGGTCATGATCAGCGCCGACAGTTCGCGGATGCGGCGGACCTTCACCACCTCGGCCTCGACCTGTCCAAGCCGGGCGTCGACCTGGCCGAGGCGGCCATCAACGTCGAGCACCCTGCCGACCTTCAGGTCGATGGCGTGCACCTTGTCTTTCAGGTCGTCGATGCTCTCATAGAGCCGGCGGCGGGATGTCGAGGCTTCGTCCCGATCGCGGCGGGCATCCTCTTTCAGGTCATGCACGGCGTTCTCTACGCCAGCGACGACACCCGTCAGCTTTCCCAGCACCATGGCAATATCCGAAGGAACGACGACAGGAAGCGTTTCGGCCGGTTGCGCCGCCGCCTTGCGTCGACGGGTCGGGCGGGGCGTCAATGTCTCGACATTGTTGGTAAGGTCGGTCATTGCTGCGCCCCCCTCAAAGGGGCTGAAAGTCCGGCCTTCACATCGTCCGCCCAGGCCGCGCAGCCATCGATCTGGCTATTGACCTCATCAGCCGCGATGTGCACCCGGCCGCGCCAGGCCACCCATTGCTCGCCGGCCATCGGATCGCGCGGCATCTTGAAATGCTCGCGGCACTTGTCCGGATAATCCGGGATGGCTGGCGCCTGCTTGGCAGTGGCCGCGGCAATCGCCGCCGCATCAAGCCGTTTTTCAGTGCTTTGACATCCACTTGAGATCAGCGTCAGTGACGATAGCGCGGTTAGGATCGCGATCAGCGGCCAGCTCAGCCTCGAGGCGCGTTTCTGCATCGGATTTGGCTTTCTCGGCTTGGGTGATTTTGCTGCGGAGAGCGGCGGCGGCGGCGTTCGCCGTCTGCGTCTCGATTTCCTTGCGGGCAAGAACAGCCACCAGCCCGTCATATTCGGCGCGGCTGACAAGCTGCTCTGTCGCGGCCTTGACCGACCGCTGCACGCTGCCGTCGATCACCTGGCCGATCAGCGGCAGGCGCAGCCCCTCATAGGAAAAGGTGACAACAGCCCAGGTGAGCACGGTGCCAACAAGAAAGCCGCCGATCAGTGCGATGGCGGCTTTCAGCACGCTGGCCGGTCCCGACCAAAGGCCGGTGAGAAGGGCGATCATTTCACAGGCCCTCCAAACACAACTCTTCCTCGCCCATTCGAGATCGGTCTCCGTCGGTACGGCGGTTGGTCAACCCCTGAACCGGCATGAGTTTCCCGTTCACGCGGGCGCGGTCATAGTTCGTCATGGCGTGGCATGCCTGCTCGTAATGACCGGATGTCACCAGCCAAGCCGCCGACGACCTGCACACTTTCGGCGTACCGACATTGTAGGCCAGCGACGTCATCGACGCCCGAAGGCTGACGGGCGCCTGGTCAAAGCCGCTGACACAGCGGCGAAGCGGCTCATAGTAGTCTGGCCCGACACGCGCCTGTAGCTTCGCGTCGCATTCAGCCTTGGTAAAGCGCTGGCCGGGCTTGACGCTCTGTGTCTCGCCATAGCAGACGGTGGGCACGCCGACGATATCCCGGTAGGCCACCGTAGACATACCCTCCCAAGGAGCGATCAGGTAGGTTGTTGCGAGCGCGACGGCGCCCATACCGCCGGCAAGAGCGGTTCCAGCCCTTTTACTCATCGTGGAGTGACTCCTGCAGGATGTAGCGGGCCACGAAGGCCGCGAATACGACGCCAAATGCCACCAAGGGGAACAGCTTGGGCGGGATCAGGTCGAAGCCGTAAAGATATGGCAGCGCCGCTTCTGCGGCAGATAACATGCCGCCGAGGACGAGCACGTGCGAAGTCATCGAATGTCGCACCACGCGGCGCGCATTCGGGATGAGACGGATCTTCACGTTGGCCTCATGAAAAAGCCCGCGCGAGGCGGGCAGGGGTGGTGCAAATTCAAACTTGTGGGCGTCAGCCTTCGCCGTCTGTCAGTTCCAGCCGGCGCAGCACGTCATCGGTGCCAGGGGCCGCCTTGTTCTTCCGTTCGGCGCGGCGAACGAAGGTCTTGGCCGTTTCGCCGTCGACGTTCAGAAGAGCCCCGATCTGACTGAAATCATGGCCGCGAACATGCAGGTCGAAGGCGATGGCTTCCTTGGAAGAGTGCTCGCCATTGGCGAGAATATGCCGCCGCGGGCGGACGGGTGCGCCAGCATAGGGCGGCACCGCGTCGCCTGCCGTGTCGACCACGATCAACCCGGCAATCTCGCCGGCTGCCTTGGCTTGCCTCAATGCTTGCTCCGTCGCCTTGTCCGGACGGTCGGCGATCACCATAGCCTTGAGACGTCTTGCCTCGGCCAGCACGGCCACCGAATAGTCGGAGATCACGCACATCACCCGGCCGATGGCATCGCGGACTACCCGCGCCATCAGCTCGCGCATGAAACCAGAGGCTGTAAGGAAGAATACCATATCCACCAGAAATGCAGCCGAAAGTTACATTTGTAACCTTGCACCACTGGCAAGAATGTTGCTGGATGGCGGCCAGAAAAAACACATCTGAGAAGTTGCATTCCAGATGAATATAAAGGGCGGGTGAACAAACATCCGTCAGGGCCGCAAGCTCATCAACCAAGCGTTAGCGTTAGGGGAGAGTAATGCGTGAATTTATCAAGCGCGCCGACGACCTTACAACTGAACTCGGCGTCGTCATCAATTTATGCGAGTGGATCGACAACCAAAATGATGCGGAACTTGCGGCCGCCCTGCCAACTCTACATTCGTTGATGAGCACTCATCTTGACGCTCTGATAGAAAATTTCAACTCATGGCAGCGCGATCGGCCGTCATGCTGCCAGTGTCCGCACCACTGAGGTGCATTTCACGGACCTTCGAGCGGCGATTTCTCATGCGGGATCAGCTGCACACCCTGGACAACGCGCACGGTCTCGCCCTTGCTCATCGCGTATTGCAGGGCATTGAAGCAGGCCGAGGCGCATACCCCTTCCACCAGGAACAGCGCGCCATGGTTCCGGTCGACGTGCATCGTCCATTGCGTGACGATGCCGCCGAGCCCTGTCAGAACGCAGACGTTGTTGAGGCACGGCGGCGGGTTGTAGGACGGGTTGGATAGGAGCTGACACAAGGTCAGCCCCGCGGCGAGCAGCGTACCTTTCACGCCGCCACCGGCCTGTATATCCACTCGACGATCAACGGTCCATTCGGGTCCGTTCCAAAGCGAACCTCGAACCGATAGCGACCGTCGATCGGCGGCAATTCCCACAAGGCGAAGAAATCGCCGCAATATTTCATGCCGAGATCTTGCAACAGGTTCGGCAAATCGTCCTTGTCGACAGACTGGTTTTGCCAATCCGTAAGGCTGGAGGTGACAAGCGCCGTCATTTCCTCATTGGTCATTTTCGCATATCCTTTCCCTTATCGTCAGGCGGCCATCAGCGCCGTGTAGAAATCGACCACCCCGCCCAGATCGTCAATGGTGATGGCGCCATCGCTGGCCGCGACCACGGCGCCATAGACGCGACCCTCGAAGGTGACGTGTCCATCCGGCGAATTGAGCAGCGTCCATGCCGCCATGGCGGAGCTTGTGGCCGTGCTTGTCAGGCCCTTGGCGCCATCGGTGGGCTGCCAATCCTGCACCAACGTCTTGTTCCAATATGTGCGCGTTCGGACATAACCGCTTGCCGGGTCATCATAATCGGCGATCACGGTGAGCGTGCCATCCTCGCCGAGAGGAATCCCCCACGGCGCGATATAAGTGGTCAAGCCGCTGTCCCAACCAAGCGTCGATTGGTTGGGCTCCGAGCCTCGTTCGACATTAGTCGTCACATAGCGTTTGACCGTCTCCACCTGGAACGAGCTCGTACCTTGCGCCGTATATTTGATGCAGGTCGCGCTTGCCGTCGCCAGACCGAGCGACGCCACAGCGTCGCTTTCGGTGAGATGCAACCGCACCGAGCTGGTGGAGTTCGGCAGGCGCGTCATCCAATAGATGCCGGATGTCAAGGGCAGGCCGGTATCCTGCCGGATCGGGCCGCCTGCGTCATTGGCAAAGCGCAGCCTGACCTGGCAATAGGCGGTATTGGTCGGAACGGCCGGGGTCATCGAGTTGCCAGAAGCGCCGACATTGCCGTTGGAACTGCCGGAAACCGTGAATACCGTCGACTGCCACACTTTGGTGAAGCTGGCGAAGTTCGAACGGATGGTCAGGCGGTTTGAACCGTCGGATGGGCGCCTTAGCTCCATCAGGAACCGCGTGCGCTCATAATCGCCCATCTGGTCCGGACAATAGACGGTGAAGCCAACCGACCCGGTATCGGTCGGCTTGATCGGGTTGGCGCCAGTTGAAGCATCTGTCGGATTGACGTGCAGAGTAATGACGCTGCTGCTGACCCTGTAGACATAATAATCCGTGCCGGCCACATATCCGGTCGGTAGCACGCCACCGTCGGCGCGGGGCAGTACGCGCGCTCTATAGCCTGTCACAAGGCCGTGGTTGGCAAAGGTGAGATAGCCCGTTGCCGTCGCCAGGTTGGCCGGTACGAACGGCACCTTGACGGTGCCCCAGGTATCGGTCTCACCCCAGCGGATGGCCCAGCTCGCCGCGATGGTGCGCTTGCCGCCCGTGGCATTCTGCGCATCGATGCGACTGCCCGATGGTCCCTGTTCGGCACCGAAGCCATGGGTGTTGTAGATGTAGTTCATATCCGGGTTTCGCAGCAAAAGCTCGTGCTCGATCCAGGATTTCTTGCCGTCGGTGCGGATTTCGAACGTCTTGTGCAGATCGACGCCGGCCGGATCTCCACTGTAAAAGGCGCGTCCATCGGCATCGGCGATCGCAGTGGCGCGCTTCCAGGTCTTGACGGTATGCGTGCCAGACCCCTGCGACGTCAGATTGATCTTGTTGGCAGCCTGACCAAGATATTGCGCCGGCAGAACGCGCTCGGCGAGAATGGCGTTTGGCACATTCGCATAAAGGCTTGGCCAGTTGGCATCGGTCGCCACCGGGTAAACCCAGTAATAGCCGGCCGTACCCGTCGGGGCCAGGTAGTATTCCTCGCCGGTGCTAAGCCCACCCGGCAGGCTGCCGGACGTCTCGAACCAGCATCGCGCCGCCTTGGCGCTGGACATGCCCGTCCACGCGGCAAAGGGGATGGGAAGATCCGGCAGATAGATGGTATCCGCCGATATATCGACTGCGCTGGGCGCAAACGTCTTGTTGACGGTGTAGGTCGTGTTGAGGTTGCTGGCAGGATCTATCCGATAGAAGGCCGAGGCCAACGTCGGGAACGTCGACGGCGCTGAAACGGCGGCAATGCCCGTTGTCGTCTTGGGCGATCCGGTCGCGCCGGCCAGCGTTTCAATGATATTCACGGCGCCAGCCGTCGTCGGCGTTCCGCTGATGATGCCCGTGTCGTTATCCACCGTCAGGCCAGCCGAACCGGCGCCGGAAAGCGCCAGCGTCGATCCAGCGGTGCGATTGTTGACTTGCAGCGAATAGGCAACGCCGATCGTCAAGGCGGTGATGTCGACGCTCAGCACTTGCAGCGTGGCCGGAACCACGGCCGTCAGCGGTGCATCGAACGTCGCCGTCCCCAGGCTGTTGGTCGCCGTCAGCCGATAGCCGATCTTGTAGTTCTGGTCGGCTACGGTCTGGGTGTAGGTGCGCGCCGTTGCACCGTCGATATCCTCGACGAAGCTATTGTCCGTGGCATTGAAGCGCTTCCACTGATAGGCGAACGACAGCCCGCCACCCGACCATGCACCGGCACGGCCGGTAAGGATCTGGCCGATGCCTGCGGTGCCGGTAATGCGGCACTGCTCGGCCGTTCCTTTCAGTCCGTCCGATCCGCAATAGAACGGAACAGCATAGGCGGTCAGTTCGGTCTTGCGCACGATGGGGTGGAACAACTCGATCCTGAGATCGGTCGGCACGGGTGCAACCCGATGGGCGCTGATCGGCGAAATCGTCACGTTGTCGCCAAATCCGGCGCTTGGCCAGGTGCGCAGCACGCCATCGATCGCCGCGTCGATCGTATAGATATTCGGCGAATTCGTGCTGAGATCGCCGGTTGTCCCGTAGGAACTGGCAGACTCTCCGACATTGCGCAGACCAATGGGGTCCGACACGCCATCCGAAGCCGAATATTTGACGCCGATCAGCGCCTCGAAGAATTCGCCGTCATGGCCATCGACCGTCACATTGGACGATGCTGCCTCGTCGAGCCGGACATCGGCCTCGGCGGCCGGCGTGCCGGTAATGGTGATGATCTGTGTGGCATCGCTACCCTTGGTCCCCTTCGAGCCGACCACCGAAACGCCGGTTCCGTTGGCCAGGTTGTTGGTCAGGCGTTTGCCAGTGGCAACCACGCCGGTAGCCGGCAGCGTACCGGCCAGCGTGCCGCCCGTTCCGCCCAGCGCATATTCCGTGTCGAGATTGGCGCCATGGAAGCCGGAGGCCGCAACATCGGCCAGGGCGTCATAGTCGGCCATGTAGTGCGACAGCTTGATATAAGCCTGGATGGCCTGCTTCTTGGCGCCGGCAATGCTGGGATGGATGCCATCGACGGTATCGGCGCCGATCGTCGGATCCCAGGTCGGATCGACCGGGACATAGATCAGCCGGTTCGCCCCCGTGAAATTCTCCTGGCTGGCAATATAGGCATTGAATGCATCACGGTTGCCATTGGTGGTGGTCGTCGTCTCGGTCGTCGAGGGCAGGGCGGCCATCGCCACGATGATGCAATCCGGATTGTCGGCCCAGATGGCGTCGGCAATCGCCTGCCAGCGCGGGCCGAGAACCGTTACGTCATTGTTGAACCCGTCGTTGTGGCCACCTTGCAGGAACACCACGTCTGGCATCTGCTTGGACGTGTACTGCACGCGCGCCAGCATCTGCACCAGCGTGTTGCCGCCGACGCCTTGGTTGGCAGCCACGGCCGGACGCAGCTTCCCATTCAGGTAGAAGCTAGTCAGCATGAAGATCCAGTTGCGCAGCCCAGACGATGTGCCCTGCGAAACGATACTGTCACCAAGAGCGACGAAGCGGGCGTTAGCCGGAATGACCAGCGGCGCATGGACCGACACCAGCTCACTGGTGTCATGCGGCGAATTGGTAGCCGCGACCAGCGTCTGCCGTATGCCGATCGAACCGGTCGCCGTCGGCGTGCCGGTGATATTGCCGAAATCGTCGACCGACAGCCCCGCCGAGCCCGATCCGATCAGCGAGAGATGCGCGCCATCCGCAAATCCCGACACCGTGCCAGTATAGGCGACGCCGACGGTCGCTGTGGTTGGCGCTATGGTGACGTCGCCAAGGGTGGCGCCAGCAACAGCCGGGAGGCTCGCGGCAGCGCCAATCGCCTCGACGGTCACGCTGTCGGCATTCGTCACATCATCGAGCAGATAGTCGCCGCCATCCTGCTTGGTGGCGTAGATCCATGTCTCCCCGCCGTCCGTTGAATATCGAAATTTCTGTTCCATATCAGCCTCACGAAACGGTGACGGTGCCGTCGGGTTGACGGGTGAGCGTGGGGGTGGGGACGGCGCCAAGCCGGAGAACGGTCACCGTTCCATCCGCTTCACGGCGCAACGTGGTCTCGATCACGGGCGTGGCCGCCACGGCGATGCGCGATCGGCCGATCGAAAAACCGATGGCCGGGGGTCCGAGTGAAAGGGTTGCCATGGGTCACACCGCGTCGACGGTGAGAACCATCGACCTCCCTGGTTGGCCGCAACGGGCGTAGATTTTCTGGCCGGGGATGCCGCTCATCGCATATGGCTGGTCAGCGCTCAGCGCTCGGTAGCCATCATCGGCGGTCGGCGCGGCCGTGCCGCGAAAGATGTGCATCGGCCACACTGACTCGTGGCCGACGAGCACGTTCGACAAGCCGTCGGACAACAGTTCCCAGTTGTCCGACGTCACGGTGACGTTCTTCGTGGCGGGCATGGATACCTCAGCTGGTTGCAGGCCAGGCCGCGGCGTCGATCTCCGCCGTCGTGGTGATGGTGCCGGCATCGATCGCCGCGGCGACCGCCATCTCGGACGAGAATGAGGCCTGCACATGCGCGCCTACGGCGCCGGCAATGGCGTCGATCTGCTCGGCGGTCAGCGTCACGAAGCCGGTGGCAGATTTGAAATTGACCGTGGCGACCGTGTATTTCTCGACATAGCTCGCCGCATCGGCAATCAGCCGCTGGCTTTCGCGATCGGTCAGGATCGACACGCCATCCACGACGATGCCGCCAGTCTCGGCCGCATACCGCCTGGCCGCCGCATAGGTCTTCAGCTCTGGCGTCGACAATGGCGGGGGGAGCGGCACATAGCCCTGAGATCCCGGATCTCCGACGGCGGAAATCACCGTCGCCGCGCCGTTGAGATACCAGGTCTCGCCGCGATGATCAGGCATCACCTGCCACGCGTCGCCCTGCCACACGGCTGCCTCGCCGGTTGAGGTTTCCGGCGGCGCGGTTTCGACGCAGCCTCCGGGGATGTGGAACACACCCTCGTCGATCGGGCTTTCGAACGCAGTGCCAAATCCGGTGAACACCCCGGCGGCGTCGCACTGATAAACGACCTTCGAACCCATTTCACACCTCAGTATTTAATGCAGCCGAGTAGGGAGATATTGATGGGTCGAGCGGCGCCGATGATTGACGTCGACGGCGCAACGGTGTTGACGCCGCCGGCACTGTAGAAAGTGCTCGGCAAGTCGCCGCTGCCAATCGTGTCGATCCCGAAATTGGCCAGGGGGGTCGGCGTATCGATACCCATCGATCCAACGGCTCGACCGTCGGGGGATCCCGTCGTATCCGCGTAAATCAGCGTCCCCTTCTGGAGACTGCCCAGCACGCGGCCGGTATCGATGCCGGCGCCGCTGTCCAGGAATCTCGTGAACACGCCGCGCAGATCCCTGGTCACCAGGTATGCGCCCGTCGTCGATCGCGATGTGCTGGGCGATGATGGATTGGTGCAGCGATACCAGGCTGTGGCCGTGGCGTTGTTGGCATCGCCGACATATTTCGCCGTATCGAGCCGCGTGTAGCTGGCGCGCAGGATGGCTGAGCCGTCGCCGGCAATCCAGCCTGTCGGCGGCGCCGCCAGGTCGAACCCCATCACCGCTCCGGCAGGCGCGGCCGTTGCGGCTATCGCAGCCAGGATCTGGGCCTGGATCGCCTGGTAGAGCTGTGTCAGGTCGGTGTCCGACGGCGTCAGGCCGGCTTGCTGGATGACATACAGGATTTCACCCATCGGATCGGTGATGGCGCGAATATCGAGCCAGCTACCCTCGATGTTGGCGGCGGCGTCGCCCTGCACATACGGCGAACCGCTCGGCACCCCATAAGGTCCAATGAATTTCATGTCAGGCTCCAGTGTCTGGAAAGATCAGGAAACGTAGGTCATCACCGGCAGGACGTCGGCGGGCATGACGCGCTCGAGGTAGCAGGCGAGGTCCTCGGCCTGCTTGAAGCTGGTCAGCCGGTCATTGCCGATCCGGCTCGTTCCGATGGCAAAGTGCTTTGGCGGCGATACGAGCTGGACGACGAAGGTCACAACGCTTTCATCGGTCGGCCGCCCGAACCGGCGGTTGCCGATCGGCGAACCGGCCCGCATGCCGTCGAAGTGTTCCTTGATGGTGGCGCTATATCCCAGCCGGTCGATCAAGCATTGATAATCGGCCAGCGTCATGATGCCGCGCCAGCGCCGCCGCTCGATGATCGCCCGCCGTCGGGCTTCGTCATCTTCCGGCGGCGCCAAGCAGGGGTCGGGAAGGCCAAGCTCGGCTTCCCATTCGTCGGTGGCGATATACTGGCTGTTGACGCCAGCGGCGCGCAGCACCTCCGTCAGTCGCTCGTAGACGGCCTTGAGGCCAACGGCGAATCCCTTGAACAGCATGGCCCGCGTGCCGGTCAGGGGCACCGCTTCACCATCCGGCGAACCCCAGGCCGCGCCCACCGGGATCAGTTGCAAGCTCATCGCCTGCAGGTCGTCCACCGTCGGCGCCGTCAGCGCGTCACTCGGCAGCACCTGCAGCACTGGCTGGTCGCAAATGCTCATGGCGCGCCCTCAGGAATAGGTAACTGTGCCAAGCACCGGATAGTGTCCGGCCACAAACACTGGATCGCTTGCCGGCGCCGTCAGCGTATGCCGCCGCTCGCCAACCGCCTGGCTCACCGCTTCGCCGATCCAGCTGCGCGACAGGGTGAAGCTTTCATCGGCCGTGCCGGGCTTCATCCGGCCACGCGGGCTGGCGCCATCGGCATCCGGCCCAAACAGCGCCGCCAGCTTGTCGGCAATCGCCGCTCGCACCGTCGCCGTGTTGGGCGACAGGCCGGTGATGGTGATGTCCACGGCCTCCGGAACCGGCGCAATCACCGAAATATGCGTGCCGATCCGCCTCAGAGCGTCGATATAGGCCTGCACCACGGCGATATCGCCCGTGGTCGGAATGCCGTTCACGCGGCCATCGACCAAAATCCAGATCGTCACCGTCCCCGGCGAGTTCACCGTGCGCGCCGCCCAGGCCGCCGCCACGCCCGGCACTTCCATGGCCCACTGCTCGTAGTCCGAAAGCGCACCACCCTGCGGCGGCCGGCGCTTCTTGTCGACTACGCGAGCGCGATAGTCGTCGAGGCTTTCGCGGTCGGTGCCGCCGGCCAATCCGCCCGTCGCCACGGTGAAATCGGTGCCGAGCGTCAGATAGCTGCCGGGGTCGGCCAGCGTCAGGCTGTCGCCCGCCGCAAGGTTGGAACTCGTGCCCGATACCTCAGCCTCTACACTGAAGCTGATGGTGCCGCTTCCATCGGCCGTCGCACTCGCTGTCGAAACATAGCCGATCGATCCCGAGATAAACCGAACGCCCGCCGCGAAACTGTCGCCGGCATCGGCCGTGCCGGTAATGGTCCCGCTGGATCGCTTGGCCGACTTTCGGATGACGTCTTCCTCGTAGCCGTGGATCTTTTCCAGCACGTCCTCATCGGCCGTCGAGGCGAAGATCTGCCTGAACGTCCACTCGATGCGCTGGTGCACATCGAACAGCAGCAATCCCCACGACTTCGCCAGCACGACCAGCGTGTTCTTCTTCGGCATCGCATCCGAGCCGGGCAGATAGGTGCGGATGGCCGCCCAGGCCGATCGCGCCAGGCTATTGATCGAGGGGCTTGTATAGGCCACGGATCTGCTCCCAGAGGATTGCGAAGGTCTGTTTCACGGCGTCCGTGCCGTCGCGGTTGGTCACCGTCACCTGCAAGTCCAGCCGGTTCTCGGCCGGTTTGCTCGTCACCTCGACCGTGAAGGCCGCCGCCACGCGTTCATCGACCAGCGGCTGAAGGGATTCCTCGGTCCAGCGCTTGGCCAGCAAGGGCGTTTCCGTCTCGAACAGCGACCGCCGCCGCAATAGCCAGAGCTTCGATCCGATCACGTCTGGCTCTTCGCCATCGGCAAGGCTGATGCCATCGCCGGGCCAGCCGCGCTGCTCGTCGCCATCGCGCAACTCGCTCGGATCGGCGGCCCGGTCGGTCATCAGCTGCATCAGCACGGCCGTCGCCAGCGCCGCCTTGGCGCGCAGCCCACCGGCATTGTCGCCTTCGTCGGCACCGGCCACGGCAAACTCGCCGACCATGCCATCCCAGACGATATCCGGCGTCAGCAGCGTGTCATCGCCATCGAGGGCGATCGGAATGATGCGGATGCTCACGGTGTCACACAGGCAAAATGATCAGCCAAGGCGCCAGCAAATCCGCCGGTTTCTTTTCTTGCTTTCCAGCAGTTCTCGCAATGACAGCCGAGGTTCCACTTTCCCCGGCCGCGATATTCATGAACAGCATCGCCCTCGCGCCATCCAGGGCAATCGGTTCGGCCACATGCCTCGCAAGGGGCAGGCTTAACCTTCATCATGATCCCTCTCAGTGCGGGGAGAATGTATCGACGCCGCCGCGCAGAACGCCGCCATGCACGTGCGTCTTGCCGATGTTCACATCGTCATGCGTCACCGTGCCGCCGATAACCTTCAGGTTGCCGTGGATCTCGACGTCGGGCGCCGTGATCTTCACTTTGGCGCTTCCGATGTAGATCTGGTTTCCCTCGGCGTCGTAGAGCACCTTGTGCCCCGATCCAAGACCAACCGGCCGCACGCCGGGCTTTTCGAGGCCATGGCAAACCATCTGGTCGCGGTTCTCACCCAGCGGCATCGCCACGCCGATCGAGCCGATGGGTGGCGAGGAGGCTGTGCCATGAGATTCGATGAACAGCACGCGCGGCAGATATTCGCCGGCCATCGATCGACCGGCGACATACATCAGGCCGCCTTTTTCCTCGACAGCCTCAACCCTGAAACGGACCGGCATCGAGCTCATTGAACGACCACCACTTCGCCTTTCGGCTCGGAAACCTTGGATTTCCGCTTGCCCTTCGGATCCTTGTCGCCAAAGGCGCGCGGATCGACCAGCGATAGCCGGGCAATGGTGCCCTCGCTGTCGTTTTGCATGAAGTCCACGCTGGAAACCGCCATCATCTGGTCAATGTCCAGCCGATCGCTCGTTGCCTGAACCAGCCAGTTGGGCGACCACACCTTCCCCTTGGCATCGCGCCAGCCGGGCACGGTCACCGTCATACGCAGGCCCTTGCCGGCCGCGCGCCGCGCCTGCCACTCGGCCCGCTTCTTGAGATCGGCCGAGGTGGCGTCGCCCTCGTGGATCAGAATGCGCGTCCGCCGCTTGCGCACCGAACTGTCGCGCGCAATGCCCTCGATGCGCAGCGCGCCGGGGCCGTGGCCCTTGCTCGACTGGCCGCGAACCACCGTCTTGGCATAGCGGCCGGCCTCGGTTTCATTCACCGATGCCGACTGAATGTTGATCCCCTCGACGATGCCGCCGGCATGGGTGCCTTCCGGCTTGTCGGCCAGCACGATCGCCCCGTCGCCGTCATCGTAGATCAGCACGCCCTGCCGCCGCGCTACCCGCTCCAGCGTCTTGTGCAGCGTCTCGGCTGGCACGATCTGGTGCGGCGCCGACTTGCCCTTCGACTTGCGCTTGTCGATGATGGTGTAGTCTTTGCCGAATTCCTTGGCGATCTTGTCCAGTGTCGCGTCGTCGATGTGGCCGGTGTCGTGCTCGATCGAGCTTTCCGTCGCGTCGGCCGTCTTGGAAACGATGGTGATGGTCGCCGATCCGCTGTCAGCGTCGATCTCGCGGTCGCGGTCACGCACGAAGCCGGTGATGATCGGCTCGCCGCCAGCGGAAATCACCGCTTCATCGCCAACCGAGATCCTCTTCATACCGGCAAGGAATGTTCTGTAACTGGCTAGCGTCCGCTCATATGCGTCTCCGATTGGAGTGCCGTTGATCTTTCTGCCGGTCAACGCCTGCAAAACGACCGAAAGTCGCGCCTGCCGCACGGCCTTCTCAGCGCCGGCCGAGATGGCAAGATCCGTCCAACCAAGGAACACCTGGCCGCCGATCGTCACCGTCACGGTTTCAAGAAGATCGGCCATTGATGGTCCTTTGAGCCCGGCCCGAAATTCGCTGGGGTGCGGCAGATGGCGATGAATTCGAGAACCGGAGCGCAGCGGACGTTGAGGTCCGTGAGCACCGGAAGCGCAGAAATCGAAGCTAGATGCCCGCCCCAGTAGAATTTCCGGTTGGGCTCAGTCAGGTGCGACTGCCGTCATGACGGCCGGCATGAAACAGGCCGTCGCCACCTTGTTGCGCGCCACCAGCTCGGCAGCGCGGCGCGGATCGCCATAGAGTTTCCAGGCCACCAGCGCCGAGGGTAGCGAAAGCCCGGTCTCCACCCGTACCAGCGGGCTGAGATTGGCGGCATCTCGGCTCATCGCATCAAGCGCCGCGCCGATCAGCCCGCCATACCATTCGGCCGCCTCGTAGCCGATCTCGGCCATCGCCTCGCGCGCCGTATCGGCCATGTCGGCCAGTGCGGATCGCGCCGCAACGGCATCCTGCCGGCAAGTATAGTCGGCGCCCGCCGTCACCATGGCCGCCGCCGAAGCCAGAAAGCCGGCAATCGCCGTTCCGGTCAGCGTCGAAGTATCGGCCGCCAGCGCATAGGTCCGGAAGCTCTGGGCCGTCGACATGTCAGCCTCGCGCGCCAGGTCGCGGGCAATCTCGCCGGCCGTCGATAGCCAGGTCTCCGGATCGTCGGCATAGCTGACCACCGAGAGATCCTCGATCTGCCCGGCGAGGTCGTCGGCCGTCTCGCCGGTGATGCCGGCCTCGGTGCGCAGCGCTTCCAGCGTCGCCACCCCGGTCGCCGCGGCGTCGATATCGTCGCCCGACGCGCCGCCGTCGGCTGAAATGATCGCCGACACCAGCCCCGATACCAACGAGATCCCGGTCAGCATCAGCGCGCCGATCTCGGAAATCGCCGGCAACCGCCCGAACAGCGCGCCCGATCCAGCCTCGATGAAGGTTATGTCAAAGCCAATGTAGCCGTTGACATCTTTTGACCGGCTTGGATCAAAATCCTCGACATGGACATGCACAGGGCCTTGCCATGGCAACACCAGAAGGTGCGGCCCTGGTCGGCTCAGAACAGCCAACAAGGCAAGGCCCGCCACCGTGGCAAGCGAACCAGCTACATATGCTGCAACCGTATAACGCCGCTCCTTTGCCCCGAAATCCTCGGTGACCGGTTTCTCACCGGCCACCAGATTATGCACCACGATGCGGCGGCCACCCGGTCCACTTTCATCGTTCACATGGAATGGCACGCCATCAATGTTGGCGGGCAGAAACGTGTTCAGAAACGCCATCTCTGCCTCACTGGTCCGGCATGGATACGCCGGGGTTCACCCGAGCGAGTTGCGTCTGGCCCTCGACCCTGATCTTGATCGGTGGAATGGCGATGCCGTTGACGAATGTCACCAGCTCCTTGGCCATGTCCTCGGCCTGGACCATTACTTCCTTGCGGGCATTGGCCATCGCGTTGACGACTTCGTTCGTGAACTCGCCAAACTGCCCCTTGGCGCCAATGAACAGATTTTCATTCGACGGCGGCAGCTCGAGGCCGCCAACCATCGAGCCGGATTGCGCCGACTTTACAATCGAAGGATCAGCATAGGGGCGGCCAGTAGATGGCGAGTACATGACGACCGGAGAAAAAGATGATCCTGTCACCGGTCCGACATTGCCCTTGATGATATCCCTGACACCTGGGCCAGGCATCGTCGGCCCCATCCGCACCGGGTAATTTCCTGTTTCGCCGCGCAGCCTGTATTGCTCGGCCAGAGATCCAGCCTGGCCCTCCATTCTCCCAGCATTTGCCGCGTCGTTTATCCGTTTGTTCTGATCGCCGGAACCATTGAACAGCCAGTCTCCAAAGCCCTGACGGTGGGCCATGGCCTGTTCGGCAGTTGGCTTTTTGCCACCGTTCGCGGACATATACTGCTCGATATAGGCCTTAACGGCAGGGTCGTTGGAAAGTGCCTGCAGCTTGCGATCATTCAGCTCTTGCTGCGTGACGCTGTCTGGCTGGCCGATCTTGCCGAAACCGTCGACTGTCTTGGTAACCTCGCCGGCTGCCCAGGCTATGCCGTTCATGGCGGAAGCCCCGCCCAGTTTGGTCGTAGCCTCTCCCACCTTGTTGAGCAGGTTATCCCAGCTGTTCGACAAGCGGTCGATATCGGCTTGCGCGTCCTTCGTAACGCGGCCCAGATCGGTTTCGATAGTGCCTGCCGCATCCTTGAGGCCGGCAGCATATCCCTTCATGGCGTTTTCTTGCTGCAACAGCGCCAGAACGCCAGACCGGAATTGCTGGTCAGTGAAGACCTTGGCAAGCTTTTCCATGTCGCCACCCGTCACCTTGCGGGTAATCTGAAGAAACGCTTCCAAAAGATCCTTGCCGCTATCCTTGGCAGTCTTCAGCGATTTAGGCAGATCGACGTTGAATTGCTTCTTGAACGCTCGCGCTGTCTCCGGCGAATATATCTTGCCGAGCACGTTTTCCAGATTGGTGGCGGCTTCGCCAGCCGTGCCGGTCTGAAGCCGAACAGTCTGAAGCAACGCTACGGTCTTTTCGAGTCCATCGAGGCCGGAATAGCCCAGCGCCGCCATCTGCGGCAGGATCGACGGCAGATAGGATGCCATGTCCTTCAGTTCGAACTTGCCCATCTTGCCGCCCTTGGCAAGCTTGTCGAAGGCGTCCTGCATCTCGTTGCCGGCAATGTGCATCGAGCCGGCCATGGCGTCGGCCGTGGCGGCGATATCTCGGGTTTCCGCTCCAGCCGCCTGCGCCGTCTTGACGACGGACGGCAGAAAGGCGAGGGCCTCGTCCCAGGAACGACCGGCGCTGACCAGTGCGTCAAATCCGGCATAAACATCGCTGAGCGGCGTCGCCGTATCCTGCGCCATCTTCATGATGGTGTTTGACACATTCTTGATCTGGCTATCGCTGGCATCGGCGGTGATGCCAATGCGCGTGACCTCGCGCTGCAAGGCCGCAAAATCTACGATGGCCGCTTTGGCGGCCCGCCCAGCCACATATACGCCTGTCGCAGCCAGACCGAGCATGACCGCGCGTTGTTTCTGCGCAGCGGCGGCAGCCTGGGCCGAAGCTCTCTCTGCCTGGTTGGCGGCCATCTGGTGCTTGTTGACAGTCTCCATCTTCTTGCCGAGCGCATCGACACGCGCGCCCAGCTTGTCGATGACACGGCTAGCCTGGTCGACGGCCGTCATTTTCAGACGGGCTTCGATCTCCCGGTTAGCCATGGTTTCCGCCCTTCTTAGAGTTCTTCACGGCTCGTCGCCACAAGGCGGCAAGCCCCATCAGAGGCAGCGGGCCGAGCTCCGCCATCGACCGGTTCAGCCGGAAGAGGAAGACGTCGAGGATGTCGTCTACTCTGGGTCCGCCGGCTTCGGCCATGCGAAAAAATCGAGCAGCGCTTCCTTCACGGCTCGGAAGTCGACGACGTTGAGTTGTGACAACACCTCGACGCCTGGCGTGCAACACGCCTCGAGGTAGGCCCGAATGGCGTCCTTGTTCTCGATGCGCACCGGATTGCGATCGCGGGTAAACACCCACTCGACCGGCTCGCCATGAATGAGCAGAAGCGACCCTGTCGGCTCCTGCACATCGATCGACGTGTGGGTCTGCTCGAAGGCCTTGTAGCCTCCGACCTTGCTGAGCGGTACCCGCATCTCAGACCACCTGACGATGCTGAGAATCGAACGTCAGGCCGGTGACCGCCCCATCAGTGCGGTTGATTTCCGGCTCGCCCGAGAACTGGCCACCCGAATAGAGCCGCGTCTTGCCAGTGTTCTCTTCTACCACCGTCGCATTGATGCCGGTTTCCAAGAGCAGCGCGTTGAAGTCCTGGCCTTCGTCGACGAAGGTCGCCGTGAACCCATAGGGGCGCGGCGTCACCGTCTTGTCGATCGATCCATCCTGGTTGGTCACGGTCGCGGCCGTGATGTTCGTCGGGCGCTCGGTGAAGTCGCCCCGCATGCGCATCTGCGTGCCGTTGGAGAGCTTGAAGCTCATCACGCCGCCGAAAGTTGCCATTTCAGAAGTCCTTTCCCATCAGGCGGCGTACTGGCCGTACAGCTTGGCATTGCCGGCGAGCACATCGAGCGCGTTGACGCGGTCGATCGGTGCCAGCACGTTGACGCGGTTGGAGTTGCCGACATCGCGTTCGACGATCAGCCGCTCGGCAAACCCAGCCGTATTCTCGAAAATGCCGCGGTCGGCGCACTTCTGGTAGCTGTGCACCAGCGTCGCCTTGATATCCTTGGCCGTCGAGATCGAGCCGAGGTTGGAGGGGTTGCTGTCGGCAAGCGCCTTCTGCCCGTGCTCATAGCTGAGATCGGCGCGGATGATGCCGAGGCCGGCCATCAGCTGATACATTGCCTGCACGTCGCGGAAGGTCACGTCGGGCTGGTCGGCGCTGTTCTTCTGGTAGGTGGTGATCAGCTTGTCGATCACCACTTCACCCGAGGAATTCACCTTCCAGGTCGAGATGCCCACAGCGAGCAGCGCATTGCGCGTCGCATAGGCTGGCCAGTTGGTCCGAGAACGCGGCGGCGAAATGCCAGACACCACCTTGCCGGTCTGGTTGCGCGAGACATTGCCGTTGGTGTCGTCGGCCAGCCACGGTGCCACGCAGGCGACAATACCGGCGATCCACACCCAGGCGGGTTCCGGCGTGCCGGCATAACGCGGCACGATCGTCTCGTGGCGATTGTTGCGACCGAGGCCGATGGTCGTCATCTCGCCGGTCGTGCCCTTGACGGTCGTCCAATAGTGACCATAGCTCTGCCGCGAATAGGCCCAGCGGCCGGAAACATCGTCCAGCGCCGTGTCGGCGCGGCCGAGGTTGGTGGCGTCGCTGAACGGCGTCACGATGAAGCTCGCCTCATCGTCGCCGATGGCCGCCAGGAAGTTGGTCAGGTTGGGCGTTCCGGTCGGCGCCGTGCCGGCCGCCACGGTCAGCACGCCGGTGAAGGCGTTGCCGTCGGTCGTGGTGGGCACGGTAATGTCATAGTCGGCGAACACCGCGCCGGCATGCCGCGCCGTCGCCGTCACAACGGCCGCCGCCGAGGTCGCCGTCACCTGCAGCTGCGCGCCGGTCAGCTTGTCGTAATACCCGTTGATCGCCGCGGCCAGCGCCGTGGCCACGGTGGTGGCCGTGTCGCCAGCACCGATCGATACCTCGACGGCCTCGCCGCCGATCTCGACAACGCCGGTACCGCCCGCCGCCGGGGGCGAACCCACCGTCAGCGTCCACGTGCCCTTGGCTCCGCTTTCGGCGATCGGCGACAGCCACACCTGCATGGTCGGCGCGTTCTGTGCGAACACCCGATACATCTCGCGCAGCATCGAGCCATCGCCGGCCAGCAATGTCGCATCCTCGAGGCTGGTGCAGATCTGCATCTCGCCCTCGGCCAGTGTCGCGCCGCTGGTCGTATGGCCGCCGAGCACCACGCGGCGCTCGCTCTCATATTCTCCGCCCGAGGTCACCTCGAAGGCGAACAGCGGCGCAATCAGCCCGCTGCCAGGGATGTTGTCGAAAGAAACCGACATGTCACTTGCTCCCTTCGCCGCTCGCGGCGGCATCGGTCTGGTTGGCCGTTTCCTTGGCGATCACCAGATCGCCGTCGGCAATGGCCTTGAGGTAATAGGGGTCTTCCCGATCGACCTTTTCGCCGCTGGCCTGCGCCAGGCGCCCACGGTCGGGCATCACGACGGAAAGTCCGTCGCGCGGTTTCACACTCACGATGTCCATGGGGTCAGTCCTCGGTCGTGTCGACGGACGCGGTCACATCGCCATCGTCGATGTTGGCGGGCTGTCGGCCGAGGCCGGCGGCGATGCGGATCTCGGCAAGCGGCACCGGCGGCGGCGACGCGAAGGCGGCAGCCAGCTCGGTCAACTTTTCCTTGGCATAGCTCTGGTCGGGCAGGGCGGCGGCCAGCGAGGCCAACGGCTCCGGTAATCCGCCCGTCGAAAAGTCGTCGTCGGGCACTTCGACCTGATAGGTCATGAATACCCGGCTCCAACGCAGGCCGATCTGCGGCACCGCGTGGGCTTCCTCGCCCATGCTGATGATGCGCACGGCGATCCTGCGGAAAAAGGCGCCGCCGAGGCTCCATTCCAGCACATAGCGCACCTGCGCACATAGCGCCGACAGCACCATCCGCGCCTTGGCGTCCGTGTCGGCCACCTCCATCGCGTCGGCATAGCTGTCGCTGCCTTCGGTGACGATGGTCGACAGCTCGGCCACGATTTCCAGCGTCGCCGAGGCCTCGGTGTCCATCACATCCGAATGCACACCGCGTCGCGTCGAACGCCCGGCCGGCGTGTAAAGCGCCAGGGTCGGGGTGTAGCTGGCCGACTGGTCGAGGTCCTGCAACGATGCCTGACGGCTGTCGAAGATGTTGGCTCCCGCCAGCGTCGGAAAGCCGCTGCCCGAAAGCATGGCTGCCGTCGGGCGCAGCGCTTCGATGGCCGCGAGGCGCAAGGCTTCGGCTGCCAGCATCACTTCACCTTGTTGAGGTAATAGACCACACGACCGAGTCCGTGGTTGCCCATGGCCTCGATCTTGTGCGGCTGTCCATCCTTGGGCGTCACGAAGTCGCCTTTCACCGGCGGTTCGCTAAACGCCGAAGCGAACAGGCTGGCCATGGCATCATAGGAAACTGTCGAGTTTCCCGTCTGCACGCCAGGATCGGGCGAAAGGCTGCGTGGCATCCGGTTGGGGTCCGGCCGCAGCCAGAAGCTGCCTTGCACGGTCTGAACCGGACGGGTCGGATCGTCTTCCGAGGCCCGATTCACATCGCGCACCGCGCCGCCCGGCACCGTCCCCGCCCGCCGCGGCTGGAACACCAGCGTCACCGTGTCATAAGTCCCGGCAACAGCGGCATCCATCCGCGACAGGGCAGCGTCGAGTTTCATGGCGGTCAGTCGGTCGCAGTTGCCGACAGCAGCATCTCGGGGCGCGTGCAGACGAACAGCGGATAGCTGTAAAGTTCCACACGATCCCACTGATCGCGCCCGCTAGGATCTGCCAGAACCATGCCGACATATTCCTGGCCACGCTGGCCGAGGTATGCCTTGAATTCCGAAGCAGGAGCCCAACCGACTTTGAAGGCGCCACGCGCGCCGATCGGGAAGAAGCGAGCCTTGTCCGTATCGATCGCCAAGGTGGTGCCGTCGTCGGTGCCGCGATAGTTAATGAAGATGATGCCCTCGATCTCGATCGACGAATACCCCTCGATGTTCTCGAGGGTCGAGGCCTGAGGCGTGTTGAGTTTGGTTTCCTTGATCTGCTTGTGATTGGTGAGCATATCAAAGAAGGTGTCACCGACCAGTGCGCCAACGCGTGTCGACGGGGTCCAAACGCCCTTGGCGGCCTTTTGCATGGCGCGCTTGATGTCTCGGCATTTCTTGCGGACATCGGTCGTTTCGATGTCAAGGTCGAAGCTCAAGGAAGACGGAGCAGTAATCCCCCACTCGGTGTACCAATTGCGAATGACCGTCGATCCATCAGCATCGACGACGATGCCAAGCACGGCACCGAGGCGCATATGCTCCCAGGTAAGTTCCAGATCATCCTTGATCTGGCCGGTCCGGTCGGTCACTTCCTCAACGATATCCTTTGTCCGGTCGGCAAACGGCAGGGCAAGGGTTGCCGCCAGTTCCGCAGAATTGATGGTCGACCCCATGGCAAGACGAACCGCCCGGAAATCACGAACATCGGCGCCTGGCGGGATTAGTTCCGCGGGTGCCTCGCCAATAGCCGACGTTGGGATCAACGTCAGCGTGTTCTTGGAACTGGCAATCGCAATGGTCATCGACCGGGAGTAGATCGGCTCGAACAGAGCGAGGCTGCCGAGAAGCTGCGGCTTGAAGTCGACTTTCTTGACGATATTCTCGTCGATTTCGACAGCGCCCCAGGCGTTTTGGTTGAAGACGTCGGAAACAAGGGCCATGGTCGTCAGCTCCCTCAGCGAGCGATGATGCCAAGCGCGGCAAGTTCAGCCAGCGCGGCGGCTTTCTGGTTGTCGGTTGCACCGGCCGGCCAGAGCAGCTCGCCGGACGTCACTTCGCTGTCGCGCTCCGTCAGCGTGCGGCGCACGTCGATGCTGGTCGCGTCGCACTCCTCGAAGAGGATGGACTCCGCATGTTCGGTGCCATCTGTGGCCGAGAAGTTGATCGGATAACGCTTCTGGTCCGCGACAGCCTGGCTGACGGTGACCTTGAATACCTCGCCGATCGCGGGGTCGGTGCCGCTGTCGGTAATGGTCAGGGTCATGCCCTGTCCGGTATAGGCTGTGCCCGTGGTGGCGGTGCCGACATAGACGCCGTCGGGATCTTCATGCTGCCACGTGCCAGTCGGGCCAGCCACTTCGCAGCGGAAGATATGCACGCCGATCTTGGTCACGCCGGCCGTGACGACAGGCGACGCCGTGATGGTGGCTCCGACCGGGGCGGGAGCGCCCGCAATGGCGGCAGCCGACAGTGCGCCCTTGGTGCGGCGCCCAAGGATCGTACCGGCCTTCAGCTTGCCTGCACCGGAGCCAATGATACCGACGCCGCGCGACCGAAAACCATTGGCTTCGGAAACCAGGTAGGACGCCGTGGTGTGGATGTTCTGAACAAGAGTAACCATGGTCTATCCCCCGATCAGTGCTTGCGACGGGCGTTGATGCGGTCGACGGCTGCCGACAGCGGCGAAAGGTCGGGCGCGCCGGGCTTCTTCTGCGGCTGGCCTGGCTTGGCGAGGTTGGTCTGACGACGCTCCTGCTCATAGCCGGCGGCCGGATCGGTCTCTTCGGCCTCGGCCTCTGCCTTCGGCGAAGCGGCCAGCATGGCCTTGGCATCGTCGGCCGACATGCTGGTGTTGAAGGCGATGTGCTCGGCCAGGCTCTCGCGGCCCTTGGCTTCATCGCAGGCGGTGATTGCCTTGATCCGAGCCTTGGTATCGGCCTCGATCTTGGCGGCATCGGCGGAATTTGCGTCCGCCTTCGGGATTACGGTCATGGAGGGCTCCCTGGTCTGACCGGGTTCGGCCGAGGCGGACGCCCGGGCCTTGCTGCCGATCGCTTTCAGCGACCAGCCGTTCTTGGCCGCCATTGCCTTGAGGGGCTCCGGCGCATGCGCATAAATGCGATAATCGAAAGCAGTGGCCGGCTCGGCCGGCTGGGCATCGGCTGCCGTGGCGAACCCGCGCTTGACCGCCTCTTCAGGGTCCAGCCAGGTCTCGGCCTTCATGGTGGCGCGCGTATCTTCCGGGGTCTCGCCCGTGCGCTCCGAATAGATGCTGACGCAAGATCCGATGCCGGCTTCCAGCTGGTTGATCACCTTCTGGAAATCCTCGACCGTGCCATATCCGATGGTCGACGGGTCGTGGATCATCAAGAGCGAGCCGGTGCGCATCACCCGCTCGTCGCCACCCATCACGATGATAGACGCCGAAGAGGCGGCGACGCCGTCGACGACGCAGGTCGTCTTGCCCTTGCGGGCAGACAAGGCGTTGTAGATGGCGACGCCGTCGTCGAGATATCCGCCCGGCGAGTTGACACGCACGGTGATGTCATTGTCGCGGCCGACTTCGGCAAGGCAGGTCAGAACCTCGCCAGCCGTGAAGCCGTCGACATACATGCTTTCCCCGACGAACCCGTAGAGCACGAGCTCGCCGTCAATGATTTGCGCGGGCATGATGTGTCCTCAGTAAAGGCGGCAGAACCGCTTGGCGTAGCGGCCGGGTCGTCCGGTCGTCTGGCGCGTGCAGGCCGTCGCTAGCTTGAGAAGCTCGTCGTCGAGCGCTTTGATATTGGCCTGGCTGAATACGGTGCGCCGCTGGCTCACCGGATCCTGCAGCTCGATCTCGCTGACGTTTTCGCCGGCGATCAGCATGATCTTCTGGGCATAAAGCGCCTGATACAGCGCGCAGGGATCGGCCGCGTCGACCACCTGGCCATTGATGGTCAGATTAGCCATTGGCTGGGCTCCCGTTTCCGGCATCAGGATTGGCGCCAGCCGCGATCTGTTCCTCATAGGGAGACTTCATGCCGGCGTCCTTGTAGAGTTTGTGCTCGCGGAGCTGCATCTGGAACAGCTCTTCGAAGTCGGTTCCGTTCCCCGCGCATTCCAGTTCGACAGCAGATGTCCGGGCATCAATGCGAGCACCCTGGGCCTTGGCCGACTTGAGATCATCGGCGGTAGGCGGCGGCGGTCCTTGCCAGTTCGCGTAACAAATGCTTTTGCGGTTGGCCATGAAGGCGCGATAACCGCCTTTGATCTGAATACGACCGGCCGCAACCTCTTCCTCGAGGCCATGCTCGTAGGCTGCCTGCAGGTGAGGCGCGACCAACCTGTCGCGGCGGCGCAGCACGATTGGCCAGATGCCGCCGATCTCCATGCGAACGCTGGAATAGGTGGCGTCCGAATAGTCGCCCGTATAGCCGCCATAGGTGACACCCAGCGATCTTGCCTGCTCGCGCAGCAAGGCCTTGCAGAATGGCTCGTACTGCGGACCTGGGATGCCTGCCGTCTTGAAGTCGAGGTTCTCATCCGGCGCAAGATGCGACACGGTCGGAGCCGATCCGACGCTGATGGGTGTATCGGCGGCCGTGTTCATCCTGGCCTTGAAGTAATCAAGATAGTCCTGTCCGAGCTCGCCGAGGGTACCTTCCTCGCGAGACATGGCTTCCAGCGCCTCGAAGGCCTCTTCCGAAGGCGACTTCGAAGTCAGAACCATGGCGTAGATGGTCTGGAGAAAGGCCATTTGCGACGTTGCGTCGTCGAGGGCCTCGCCCATCAGATACTTGCGCATCATCGGCGCCATCGGCGACAGGCCGCGCATGTCCTCGGCGCACATTGGGTCGAAGGCATGTACCACCAGCGGCCTGCCTCGATCATCGACAGCCCGATAGTCGGTGTCGACGTCCACGCCATTGACCCGCTCGCGGAAGCGGTAGCTCACCGGCCGACCGTTATCGTCGGTCGTCACGCCCTGGAACAGGTTCTCATACTCGCTTGTCGTCCGAACCAGCCGGTGCGGCGGAGTCATCATAAGCTTGTTGCCGGATACGATCCCGTAGCGGCGGCGGTCAGCCTCATCCATGTAGAGGATGAGCGAGGTAGATTCTCCCCAGGCCAGCCAGTAGCGAAGCGCGATGTCGCACTGTTGCGCCGCCGTCCACTTGCCGCGGAAGTCGAACTCGGAAGCGTCCCAGGAGTGGCGTTTCCACCAGGCCTTGATCTGGGCAATCAATGCCGAACGCTCTTCCGGACTGTAGCGAAGTCCGCTCAGATCCGGCTGCGGCTGCAACATCAGTTCGTTGCCGATCACATCGGCCAGCATCTGGTCGCAAGCGCCCTTCAGCCGGCCGCTGTTCTGGATCATGTCGATCGCCAGCGCGCCGGCCCGTTCCCACACCCGACGAACCTCGTCGTTGTGCAGGCGAAGCGATGCCGGTCGCGAGGCGATGACATGCGAGCCGCTGTCGCGCAGATAGGCCGTCACCCGATTTGGCTTCTGATCAGACACGCTCTGCTCGGCGACAGGGGCATTACCCCCGAAAGCCTGCCGCAGATTTGTCAGGAAGCCCATGGATCAAGCCCTCGATGCCCAGCGGTTCGGCCGCTTGGTTGGTGTCGGTACCGGCTTGGAAACCGGCTTCGGTTGTTCGGCGGGAACCTGCACCCTGACCGGGGTAGGCGACAGAAGATCGACATCCGGCGGCGGCATGCGTTTGGCTCGCAATGCAGCCCATTGCGCCGGCGTCATGGTGGTCAGGCCAACCTTTTCGGCCATCGCCATGGCGCCGATCCGGCAGTCCAGCCAGTGGTTATGCTCGCGGCGCTTCTTCCACTCTTCGTGGAACTTGCCGTTTTTCAGCGTCTGCTCGAAATACTCCGACGTGATCTGCTGGAAATATTCCTCACCCAACTCCCTGTGAAAGTGGGCGTACCCTGGCGGATCCTCTGTCTCTCCGGCGGCAATACCTGTCTTATGCAGGTTGCCCATCAGCTCTTGCTTGAGCGACCAGGTTCCGACCGGCCAACTCATCGCGCCGCCATAGCGCTTGCGCTTACCCTTGCGCGTCACGCTCTTGCGGGCTGGCGGCGAAATGGCAGGAACGCCACGTCCGCCGACACCCTTGGTCGCAAAGGTTCCCGGCGTACGCCGGCAGAATTCCAGCACCTGGTTGGTGCGGTAGCCGCTATCGATGCCCACGGCATCCGGCCGCCACAACACACCCCAGGCGTCCCGGAACTCCTGCGTGAGGTAATCGCGCAGCTGGGCGAAAGCCCCTTCCTGAGCATTGTCCGTCGCGCCCTCGAAGAACCGGGCATCGACGCACCACGTCTGCCGATCCTCGCCGAAGGCAACCATCTCCAGATAGATGCCGTAGCTCTGGATGTCGGCGCCGCCGGTAAAGATCAGCCCGCCCGGCGGTATCACCTCGGCCGGATATTCCTCCCGCCGCTCCATCAGCCGCTTGTGATCAGGCGCATTCCCCTTCGGCGCAAACGGCAGACCGCAAACAACGTTCGCATAGTCCTTTTCGCCTGCTTCACCCTTCTTGCCGTAGTCGACCTTGTCCTTTGCAATGTCGCCGATAGAAACCATCAGCGAGATGAAGGCATCGATGTGGAACCCAGGATGGCTTCCATGTTCCGCGTTCGTGGCGATCCATCGACCATTGCGAACCGCGATGACGCGCTCGGCTTCCGTCATCTCATGCGGGCAATGCACGCACCGGAGCCTTGACCGGTCGTAATCGTCGCGGTCGATGATCAGCTGCTTGTCGGTGAGCCGTTGCTCGCCGTGGCACTTCGGGCATTTCACATGCCAGTAGCGCTGGTCCGAAGTCTGAAAGTGCTTATCAATCCGGCAGTGTCCGGAGTTGTCGCTAAGCGGGTCTCCACTGTCGAGTTCTGGTGTCGACAGCCGGAAGATTTTGTACCCTTTGGTGCGCCGGAAGGCGGTGAAGCGACCGAAGAACAGGTTCTCAGGGTCGGCGCCATTCGGTAGGATCGACCACTTAGAAAGCTCGTCCTGGACACCGTAACGCGTCGTTTTTCCAGATAGATCCATCACTACATTGGCGTTGGCCATGTATAGGATGCCACCGGCGAACTTCTTTTCGGTTCCAGTCGATCCAGTTCCGCTCCGGTCCTTCACCGGGTAGATGGTGGTTTTTCCAGTCCGCTCGCCGTGCTTGTCGATCAGCGGCTGCAACTTGCCGGAGTTGAGGTCTCCTAGCGCGTCACTACCAGGTGCGGCGTAGAGAATGTTGTCAGGCGCCACCTCCGCCAGATAAAGACACCATGCAAGTGCCAGGATCGACACGCCTGTCTGCTGCGACTTGCGGACCGACACCTCGTTGCATGGGTGCTCGATCGACAGGCACTCGGCCACCTCCTTGAGGTAGGGTGCATCGTCGGCAGACCATAGCTCGCCCTTCTTCGGGCCATCGACCAGTTCGATATTCTCGCTGAGCCACCCCGGAAACGGCTTCGGCGGGCGAGGTCTGCAACTCTCGGCGATGCCGGAAGCAACCGCCTTGAGCGCGCCAGGATGCGCCGTCATCAGATGTCCCCGATTAGCTCGTCCTCGTCAGGCGCCGCGGCGGCGATCCCATCCATCTTGCTGGCGATCTGGTTGAGCATGTCGGTCGCCACCTTGCGCAATTCCAGCCGAAGCGCATGCACGCCACCGGCCGCAAACGTCGCCGCCAGGTCGTCGGCCTTGTTCGGCAACCGGCTGACGATGGCCTTGATCTCGCCACCCACCATCGCCTCGGCTTCGCGAACCCGATCGGCGCGCATCAACAGCTTGGCATCTTCCTGGTGCCGCAGCTTGTCGCGAGCGTTCTTGATCCACTCGTTCTGCCGTCGAGCCTCATCGAAGCTGTCGTTTTGGCGGGCTTCCATCTCGCCAGCAGACTCATATGTCTTTTCGTCCATCTGTCGGATGGGTGCCGAGGCCTTCGCAGGGTTCACATAGCGCTGGCGATACTCATCATAGTGCGCCACCGACACTCTGGCGACGCGACCCCTGGCGTCGAATTCGATCCAGTCATCGCCTTTTTCAACGCGAATGCTGGCAACCGTTTTCGAGACGGCCTGTCTGGAGACATTGTCTCGCTCCGAAATCTCTCGGATCGACTTCATGACAACTGTCAACCTGACAACTCCCGCCTATCAACCTGACAACCCTGTCAACCCAATATTTTCAACCATTTGACTGGCAACTTTTCGGGGTCGTCCCGGCCCGCCAGGGGGTGGAATGGGTGTACGGTCCCTATTGTGAAACAGGGCTGTGAAACACATTCGATGTTGTGAAACATGGTCTGTGAAACATCGATCCGAGATCGGGCCGCGAGGTCGGGCGAGCTGCAGAGCGTCAGCCGAGCCTTGCGAGCGCCTGATCGAGTTCGTGAAGGTAGCGTGGTTCAAGCTGCGTTTCGATCAGCTCGGCCAGCACCTTCAGGTACTCATCGGGGTTGTTCGTAACATCGTGTGCGGGGTTGGCGGCGAACAGCTCACGGATGGCTTGCTTGTTCGCGCGACCATATTTTTGTTGGGCGTGGCGCGGATCCATGTTCTCGCCAGTCACCCGGCGAAAGATGCCGTAATGGCCCGACTTCATCATGGCCACGAAGGCATGGGCGTATGAACCACGCCCCGGCACCGACACGCCTTTGCTCGTCACCCGAGGGGAGAGTTTCGACAGCGGTATCCAGCCAGACCGCTCCACCACCTCGATGGTGTTGCTGCCGGCATTGAAGTAGGCCGTGGTGACATCGCGCACCTTGCCAACCGGCATGTTGGTGCGATCTGCCGTTTCTCTGACGATGCGCGTACGAGCCATGGTGCGCATGCGTTGCATGGCGCGAACCATCGATTTGACGGCGATGCTCTTGCCGGTAGCGCTGAGACCACGACCGAGTGCATCTATGTCGCGATGGTCGAAATCAAGTGCGAGCACGGCCGATCCTACGACGGGCAGCGGCTATAGAAGCTTTTGCACTGGCCTTGGCATCTTCGACTATGGTGCGAACGACAAAGTCGGCAGCCTGCGGGATGGCCTCGATGTGGCCGCGCATGGCCAGACGAGCGGCGAGCACGATTACCTCGCGACGCTCGGCGCAGTGGCAGGCCATTTTGATCACCCGGAAAAGCAAAACGCCCCGGAACGTGTCCGAGGCGTTTTTGATCTGATTTAGCGTCATCAGAGATAGCACAAGAGGTCGCGCATCCAACACCTTTCTTTATTCCATATATTTCAATGGGTTAATTCCGATGTGTTACGCGCGCTTTTGCTGCCTCTTCGGTGCGATCTTGGTTCGACGCGGCGGTTTCGTGACTAGATCCTCGACGATGATGGGTCGTTTCGCCTTCCACGGCATTTCCGGAGCGGATGGCGGCGTCACGTCGAAGAACTCCAGACGGCCGGCCAGCGCATCAGCCAGACGGCAGAGCGCAAGACGCCAGGCGAGGTAGAGCGCCCGGGCGTGCATCACCTCGCGCCGGTCGAGGCCATCCTCTCCGATGCGAGACGATGGACGCCAGTCGGGGTGCCATTCCGGCCGAGAGCCGGTCCGAGCGTTGAGGATGATCAGGACGGCTGCCGTGACGGTTTCCAGCGGGGTCGGCGCGGTTTCCACTTGCTCGTAGACCGGTGCGATGCCGCCCTTGACGAACGCCATACCGGCTTCCCTGGCCTTCCGTTCGTCCCAAAGCTCAACTACGTCACGGGCGCGCCATTCGAGATAGACATCCCGCAGCGCCAGGACGGCGCTATGGATCGTCTCGGCATCATCCAGCACGCTCGATCCGATGGCCTTCACGGCCGCACCGGAATGGTCGACGCGCGTGCCGAGGCGGACATACTCGCCAAGGCCGCCGCTGGTCGAACACATCCGGCCAACATCGTCAGGGCTACCGACATGCCTGTCGATGCATTGAACCCGATAGGCCCACTCGACTACCTTTTCGACGTCGATGGTTTCTTTTGCCATGTCAGATTGGCCTTTCGCCCTACAGGGAGGCTGGTGCGGCTAGGGAGGGACGCACTTTTGCTGCCTCCCCGTCTTTTGCTTGTGAATTCAGTTGTTTATGCGTGTAGGGCGTCTAGGGCGGCAGTTTTCCTATATCGCTGTACGATTTCGTTTTGCATTTCGGAAAACAGGTTTTGATTTTTCTACATGTATAGGGAAATACCCTCCCTACACTCCCTAGCATCCCTCAAACATTTTAGACCGTTGTTTTTGCTATTGTTTCCTTCGCTCTTCCTCAGGGAGGCAGAAGCGCCAGACGGTGGTCTTGCCTCCCTAGCCGCCCTGTAACCTCGAAAAAATCAACCGTAGGCGGCCTCTGACGGGGTGTACGAGGGGTCAAAGCGGAATTCGTCGAGCACTTTGATGCCACGGTAGATACTGAGACCATTGGATTTTCCCTTGCGAAAACCAAACGCTGCAGCCTTCTCCGGCAGGGCTTTGTTGAAGGTTGAGACCGACACGCAGAAGAAACCCTGCCGCTCGCAGAAGCGCTTGAAGGCCGAATAAAGCTCGCCCGGCGTCTCGGTGTCGTCCTCGGCGTTAGTGATGCGGCAAGCGCCCTTGAGGAAAGCACCGTAGGGGTCGGACTGCTCGCGATAGTCGTCGGTGGCCGCGCGCACGGCATCGGGCACCTTCAGGCCTTCCTCGAGGTATGAGAGGGCGCCCTGGATCAGCCAGTTGAGAATTCCCGACCGCTCGGCCCACAGCTTCTCCGGCAACTGCCTGTCGACCTGATCCTTCGGGATCTGCACCTCGAACGGCACCAGCAGAACGCGCCGCCAGATGCCATCGTCGCCGCCGCGAATGTCCGGCCGATGGTTGCCTGACACGATTAGCTTGAAAGTCGGATAGATCTCGATGAACTCTTCACGCATGCGGCGGATCAGGATCGGCTCGCCGGATGTCAGGCTCTTCACCATGCTTTCGCGGAACTTCATGCCGCTTTCCGGCTCCGAGGCGCGCACGATGCGGGCACCTGGTACCCGCACCAGATCGGGCGTGGCCTCAGAGCCTTTTCGCCTGTCATCGCCGGCCAGCGTTTCGAAGGGAACGGTCGTCGTGTAGTCGCCGAGGATGCGGCAGATGACGTCGACCAACGTCGATTTGCCGTTGCGGCCCATGCCGTAGAGGAAGGTGAACACCTGCTCGTGGGTGAGGGCGGTTAGGCAATAGCCGAGGTAGCGCTTCATGAAGCCGCGCACGTCGTCGTCCGGCAGCACGGTTTCGATGAATGACAGGAAGGTCGGGCACTCTGCCTCAGGCAGATAGTCCACCGGCGCCAGCTTCGAGATGAAGTCAGACCGACTGTGATCGTCGATGCGCGCCGTCCAGGCCTTGTCTTCCTTGCGGTACAGCCGAATGGTGCCGTTGGCTACGTTGATGGCGTAGGCGTCGGCATCGAGCAGGCTGACTGGCCTGGAGCGATAGCACTTGGCCTCGGTCATCATGTTATCCATCTTGCCGGACGATGCCGATGTCTTGGCATAGCGGGCGCGCTTGGATTGCCGGTCGGCAGCGGCCGCTGCGGCCTTCTCGCCGGCCGAAATGATGTCGCCGAGCTCGTAGAGTTCAGACTTGGCCTTCAGGCTGCGCGGCCGGCCTTTCTTGATCATCTCGCGCATGCGCAGCTTGGCTTCCTCGGCTCTGTCGATAGCTGCGGCCTCTTCGTCAGTCGCCTCGATGTAGCGCGTCTCATAGCGGATCGCCTCCACGGTCTTGTGGGCGAGAGGGCGGACGCAGCTCTCGAAATAGTCCAGCATCCAGCGTTTGCCATCATGCACGGCCCAGCCGAGGCCCTCGATCGACACCACGCGGTCGCCATTCCAGATCAGGAAGCGGCGGCCGTTGCCGATGTCAGTTTCCGGCTCGGCCGCGCAAAGCTCCACCATGTCCCAATCGACGACGGGTTCACCCTCGTCCTCTACAGGAATCGGCAGCGTCTCCATCTCGGGTGTTGGAGGGTGCGCGTCATCGTCGCGCTTGAACGCTTCGGCGAGCGCGCCCTCGATCGTTTCGCCCAACCGCTCACGCGGCGCGTCGTCATCATCAGCCATGATTTACTCGGCAGCCTCGCGCATCACCTCGACCTGGCGCTTTCTCGGTGTGACATCGGCCATGATCGCGCCAACACAGGCGCGCATCTTCGAAACCGAGACGGCATTGCCGATCTGCTTGATCTTTTCGGTCTTGGTGCCGGCGAACTCATAGTCGTGATCGTCGGCCGTAAAGCCCATCGCGGCCGCGAGCTCATGCGGTTCCAGCATGCGAAAAAGGATGTCATAAGACGGTCCCGGCTCTACCAGATCGACATGGCCAGTCGCAGCAATGGTTGGCGCAGGATCACCGAGATCATGAACACGTGGCGACTGCCCGGGGCGTTCGCCGTGCTGGGCAGTGATAAATGCCAACTCACCTCTATTGGCGCCCGTTATGGTCGGCAGCGGTTCGGAGGTATCCCTCACGCGGTTGCTTCCATCATCGTGTGTGACCGGCATAACTACGGCAAACTCACCACCCTTGGCCGTTGTCAGTGTCGGGATTGGATCCTCGATATCGCGCGCACCATTGCCGCCCTTGGAATGCGTGACGGGCACAACCATGCCAAACCGCCCCTTGGATGTGACGGTCGGCAGTGGTTCGTCGACACTGTTGCAGGTCTCGCCGGATCCTGCTCCGTAGTATGGCGAAATCAGCGCTGTACCGCTGCCACGCTGGCCGCCGGTGACGATAGTCGGCAGCGGTTCGGATGCAGCGCGTGGCGCACCGCCCGATGCCTGGGAGAGCACGAACGGCTCGACCAGAAAGCCGCCGCCGTCACAGTTGGCCGTAGGAGCAGGATCCTCGATCGAGTGAGCGCGAACGCCGCCATTATCGCCATGTCGATTGAGGATGAAGGGCTCGACCAGCATCGGCCGCGCGCATCCCGGATGACCATCGTTGGCCGCGCCACCTGTGGTGATGGTTGGCAACGGATCGTCTGCCGAACGAGCTACACCGCTATTGTGCTGAGACAAAACCAGCGGTTCGGCGAGCCAAACACCACCTTTGGTGTCAAGCGTTGGAACCGGACTATCGAGCACGCCAAGCGGCTTATTGCCTTTTCTGCCGTTCATGATCACCGGCTGGGCGATACCGATATGGCTGCCATTCGCGGCAATGGTCGGCAACGGCCTGTCGAGGCCTTGCGCAGCCATGTGGTTGCGAAGGATGACCAGATACGGCTCCGGCCAATTGAACTTCACCGCGCCGGCGTAGATGCGCGCCAGCGTCTTCGGGGCGAGATCCTTCTTCCGGCCGAAGATGGAACGACCCTTTATCGACCAATCGATGATGTCGCGTGCCGGCTTCCATGGCTTCTCGGCCGAGAAAAGCTCGTTGATACTATCGTCGTGCTTGCGATGGGTTGGAGCCGGCCAATGTACCCGCTTGCCATCCGAGCGAGCCATCAAGATGAAGCGTTGACGCGTGGTCGCATCGCCATAGTCGGCAGCGTTCAGCTTCCGCCATTCCGGATCAAAGCCGAGACGCCGCAGGGTTTCAATCCAGGCGTGGAAATACTCGCCTTTTCGCGATGCGACTGGCCGGCCGGTGCGAGCGTCGACCGGACCCCAGCCGGTGAACTCCCAGACGTTCTCGATAATCAGCCGTTTAACGCGCAGCTCGGTCAGCCAGGTGATGATGTGCCAGGGATCAGACCTTTGTTGATCGCTGGTTGGCTTCCCGCCACGTGCGACCGAGTGATGGGTGCAGGTCGGCGAAGCCATCAGCAGATCAAGGTAGCCTTCCGGAACGATGGCGGAAGGCCTGACCGTGGCGATATCCTGCACATAGTGCCGCGCCTCAGGGTGATTGAGGCGATGCGTCTCGATGGCCGTCGGCCAATGATTGACGCATGTCAGAACGACTTCGTCAGGCGACCAGCCGAGGTCTTCCATCGCACGGAGGCAACCGGTCGATGACCCGCCGGCGCCGCAAAGGAGATCGGCAACAAGGATCTTGCGGCTCACTTTGTGGCCTCCTGACGAACCTGTTCGTGAGGCAGGCGCTCCCAGCTCCATTGCTCGATCTTGCCAAGGTACCCCCAGGGCTTTCGTGGCGTGCCATCATGATAGTGGGGACGGGCGAGAAGATCGGCTTCGTAGGCCTCTTTTCCTCTCAGCGCGTCGATATTCAATTTAGGAAGGCCGCTCATTCCGCCGCCTCCGCCTTCATGTCGATCAGGTCGAACAGCGTCGGCGTCTCAACCTCCTGCTCGGCCGCTTCGCAGTATTTGACGCCGTCGAGCCAATAGGCGTGGTTGAGCTCGATGCCGATGCCCTTGCGGCCTTGCTTGATGGCGCAATAGGGCACGGTCATTAGGCCTCCGAACGGATCGAGCACGGTTTCGCCGGGCTCGCTCAGCTGGGCGATCAGCCGGTCGACGATGTCGAACTGCAGCGGGCAGAGGTGCTGCTCGCGGCCGGCTCCGGATTGCAGGGTGTTCATGGTCCGCATGCGGGTGATGTCGGTCCACACGTCCGGATGCGGCGAATGCGGCGGCAGCAGCATGAAGGTGACCGGCAGGCAGCCGGTGATATCCAGCGTTTCGGCCACGCGCACGTGGTGCTCGAAGTCGTAGACCTTTGCGAGGTTCTCCCGCTTCCAGAGTTTCCAAACATCGCCGGCCTCAAGGCCGAGATAATCCTCCGGCGCCAGCGGCCGGTCGCCCGATGACCTGGTGTAGCCATGGGCGTCGATCTGCCAGCGGGCGCGCGAGTAGCCATCGGTGTTGAGCCACTCGGCCGAGACGCTGTCGCCACGCTCGTGCGCCTCCCACATCTTCTTGTCCTTGTGGACCGGCTGATCGGCATAGCCGTTGGAACGATCGGTCGGCGGACGGCGGAACAGCAGTACGTATTCCGGCAGGCCATAGCCCATCCGCGAGCCGTCCTTGCATTGCTCGGTCCAGCCGAGGCGATAGGTCTGGTTGTTTTCACGCACGACGTCGGTCGTGACGGTCTTGCGCGCCATAAACGCCCAGCCGTGACGGCGGAAGCGCTCGACCGTGAGGTCGGAGAAGGGCGATACGGTCTGGAAGCCGAAGCCGGTGATGCCGCCTGGCGTGATCCGGTCCTTGACGTGGATTGCCGCGACGCGGCCGGGCTTGACGACGCGCAACAGCTCCGGGATCAAGAAGTCCATCTGCCGGAAGAAATGCTCGTCGTCGTCGGTGTGGCCGAAGTCGTTATAGCTCGGCGAATATTCGTATTGGGTCGAGAACGGGATCGAGGTGACGATAAGGTCGACCGAGGCATCCGGCATCGACCGCACCTCGACGACGCAGTCGTTATGAACGCACACATAGTTGTGGCCAGAGGCCTCGACGCGCTCGACGCCCAGCGAGCGGGCGAGAATGTCGCCCATGGCGGCCTGTGTCAGGCCGTATTTCTGCACGATCTCGACCATGCGTTCCTCCAACTCGATATGCTGGCGCCACTTGCGCTCGGCTTCGCGCCGCACGGCCCGCTCGGCCTCGGTGTAGATCAGGTCGATGCGGACGCGGCGCGTCTGGCCGAAGCGCTGCACGCGGTGAATGGCCTGGATGAAGTCATTGAACTTGAAGCCGATGCCGGCGAAGATTTCCCAGGCGCAGAAGCGCTGGAAGTTGCAGCCGGAACCAGCGATCGATGGCTTGGCGGCCAGCTCGGCAAAGCGGCCTTCTGAAAAATCGATCACCCTCCGCTCGCGCTCATCGAGGTCCTGGGTGCCCCAGATGGCCTTAGCCGAGGGGATGGCCTTTGCCAGCGCGTGCCGCTCCGCTTCGAGGTCGTGCCAGAGGATGCAGTGATCGTCCGGCGCCTCGGCGCGCAGCTCGACCACCTTGGCAATGCGGGCCGAAAGGCTGTTGCGCTTCTCGGCCGCGGCGTTCTGCACGCCGATCGCTGCTTCCTTCAGGAGTCGACCTTGGCCGCTCGTCTCGAAACCGGCATGGCCATGGTCGGCCGGGATCTCATGCCAGCGCACATCGAGCTCTGGCAGGATGTAGCCCTCATCCGAACAGCCAAGGTCGGACGGCTTGGAGATGAACACGGCCCAGGTGGACACCCAGCGCCAGAATTCCTCTTCCTTGTGCGGGTGGATGGTGAGCTTGTCGGCCTTCTCGCTGTTGCGCTTGAAGAACCGCGTCTTGGCCTCGCCAACGTCCATCACCTCGAGGAATGCCGAATAAGCCAGGAGCTCGATGAAGTCGTTCGGCGACGGTGTGGCCGTGGCGACGAACTTGTAGCGCACGCCCTCGAACAGCCGCATGAACTCGCGGAATGTCTTCGAGGCGCCGAAGCCGCGCAGGCAGGAGGCTTCGTCAAGGCTGACGACGCTGAACAGCTTCGGATCGAGCTTACCGTCCCTGACGGTTTCATAATTGGTCAGGTGGATGACGCCGGGCTCGATCTCTTCCGGCCGGCGAATGAACTTCGTCCGCACGGCAAACTCACCGGTGAAGTAGAGCTCGGCATCACGGGCAAACTCCTGCCGCACGCCCAGCGGGCAGACGATCAGGCCAGCGCCGCCCTCGGCCGCCAGGATCAGCCGCTCGATCTCTAGCTGCATCGATGTCTTGTGCAGGCCGAAGCGGGCGAAGATGGCACGCCGTCCGCCACGGATCGCCCAGGGGACGATCAGCTTGCAGTGCGGCCGCAGCGCCGGGTTGATGGCACCGATCCGGTCGGCGAGATCGAGGCCGGCGACCGGCGCCGCCACCATCTTCGCCTTCAGGAAGTCGAGATAGTCATCAAACACAGCCAGCCCTCCGGAACACGTCGCCGAGGCGGTTGCGGCTGGAGGTCGCCATGAAATAGCCGGTGCCGTGCTTGGTCCGAATCGACAGGCTGTCTTTCAGCGTGGCGCGGCGGATCTCGGTCAGCATCTTGCGCAGGGCGCCGAGGCTGCCGGAGGCAGTGAACATGTCGACCGCCTCGTCGTTCTTCAGAAAGATGTTGTCGTTCAGCGCCAGCAGCAGCTTCGCCATCCGGCCGTCGAGGCCATAGCGGCCGAGCAGCACGGCCTCACGCGTCACCGGTGGCGTCTCGACGACGCTGCCCACCGAGGGGCGCTCGTCGAACTTGACGCCGAGCCAGTCGGGCGCCGGCGTCTCAGCAATCATGCCGTTGTCGATCGCGTCGTCGATGATCATTCTCAGCCGGCCGCAGTCGAGCTTGAAAGCCCTGCGAATACAGCCCAGCGGCACGCCCTCGGCGGCCAGAGACGTGACATAGGCCTCGATATTCACGAAAACGCCTCCATAGCTAAAGCGGCCGGCGAGGATGTCTCGCTCCGCAGCATGTCGTTGAAATCCTTGCCGGGCTCGGCCATCAGCCGGGCCACGCGGCAGCTCTGTCGGGAGAAATTCGCCTCGGCCCGGTCGAGCGCCTTGCGCGTGTCGTCCGGATCGCTGTCGCCGTCGCCGAGAAGGATCACCTCCTCGATCGGCCGTGGCGCCTGGATGTTCTGAAGGTTGCCGAGGTTGAGGCCGCACCAGAAGGCGGCGCGGTCGAGCAGCGGCGATTGGTCGAGGTAAAGCGCCAGGTAGACGCTCAGCAGCGTCTCGATGCCTTCGGCCAGGAACATCCTGAGCGGCGGTATCATGTCGCCGGGAAAGCCGGTGGCCACGTCGCCGCGCCAATCGAGGCCCCGGATCAGGCGAATGGCGCCGCCGTGGTGCAATCCAAGAACCTTCTTGGTCTTGAGATCCTTGCCGGACTGCGGATGGATCAACCGAGGCCGCCCCTTCGGGTTATCGGCCGTGAACACCTCGTCGAACCAGGTCCGATGAACGCCGATGATCTGGCCGGATGGCGCCTGAATGCGGCCAAGCATGCCCGGTCCGCGATGGATGATCCGCAGCTCGGTCGACGGCTTGCCGCCTCGCTCGACATCGATTTCGACGTAGTAGGGCAGGTCGGCGACGAAGCGCAGGTTCTCGATGCCGGGCGGCAGTGGCCTGATGTTGCGATGGCCGAGGTATTCGACGATCGGCGAGCTATAGAGCTGCCCACCATGCCCCCAGAGGCGATCCGAGCTTTCCACCGATCTTTGCCGATCGGCCTCGATCTGCCGCGCCTGCTTCTCGGCAGCGGCGAGGGCCTCTTCCTCGGCCTTGCGGCGCCGGGCAAGACGCGCCTCGCGCTGTTCACCCGTCTCGTCACGGGTGTGCGAGGGCCTCGGCTCGTTGGTCAGTTGCTCGCATGCTTCGACGAAGGAAACCGCCTCGCCAACCAGCGCCAGGCCGAGCGCGTCGCGACCCCTGGCGCCGCAATGACGGCAGTTGAAGGTGCGCTTAACGAAGTGCACGGCAAACCGGTCGGTACCGCCACAGGCCGGGCAGGGGCCGGCGCGGTCCTTGTGCTTTTCCTCGCCTTTGGCTGGCCTGAAGCCGCAGATCTGCACGGCGAGCTCGAAGCTGCCGGCACGAGCCCGGTCCACCCAGGCATCGAATTCGGGATCATCGCCGCGCATCGAACAGTCCTCCAAACGGATCGGGAGCACTCAGCGCCGCCATCACATCGGCAACCAGAACGCCGAGCTTTGAGGCAATGGTGGAGGGGAGAAGGCCAGCGGCCGATAGGCGGCGGATCGCCCGGGCGCGCCGGCGCCGGCTGGAAGTGACAGAAATCACGACCACCTCGAACCGCCGCGAACCACGGGTGAACACGCGCCGCTCAGCCATCGCCTAATCCTCCTCGCGGCCGTCACCGCCCTCGGCGATATCGGCAAGGCGCTTGAGGATCTGCGTCAGCTGTTCCTGATGGGACATGCCGGCCTTGAGCGACTTCTTGGCCTCGCCGGGCGTGACATGCATGTCGGCCAGCGCATCGGTGAGCGAGGTCATGAAGCGGGAATGGCTGCCGGTGAGGTCGACCACGCCGCTCATCAGCGTGCGCCCGTCGACCGGATCATTCTCGGCCAGCGGCGACAGCTTGTGGAAGGTCAGCGCCGCCAGGACACCGGCGAAAATCGGCTTCTGGACGGTGAATTCCAGAAGGAACATCACCTCCGGCGGCATGATCACCGGGAAGCTGTCGGAGCACCACTTGCTGATCTGGCCACGCGAATAGCCGGTCAGCTGCTCGACGCGCTCTGGCCCGGTCGAACCTGGCACGGCCGCTGCCGCCACAAGGGCGCGCGTCGCCGTCTTGATCATGGTGATAAGCCCATCGGGCAAAGCGGTATCGGTCAAGGAAAATCTCCTTTGATTTTTTCCTTGGGAAAACGGCGGTTCAGGCTGAGGGTCCGATCAGACGGCGGCCGCTAGGGCGGGCCGGTCTCGCAGAGGTTGAGAGTGATGAACATCGAAGTTGACCTTGCTGTCTGGTACGCCTGCTGGGAGTTGCTCGCCCCGCTCGACGACCCTCGGATGGATCTCGCCGTCACCGCCATCGGCGCCGGCCTGAAGCTCGACAACTGGCCCGGTGACCGCCTGGCGGCTCTATTGGACCAAAACATTCACATCCGCCTCGAGGCGGAGTGGCGCACAGTGCCGCGGCTCAACGCTTGGGCAGAGAACAGTGCGCGCCCCATTCTTCCGACGACGGCTCAAGAAAATCCCGAAAGCGCTGCGAAAGAAATTCTTCGGCTTTGGCTATCGACGCCGCTCTCGATCGCTGACCGGCCGGCGCTTCGAAAAGCGCCTTGGCTAGATCGGCCCAATCGGACTTCGGAATGGAGTTCACGCGCCGGGCAGCCACCCACGGCGGAACGCCCTGGCGGAAGTAGAGAACCTCGAACAGAACATCCCAGACAACGACATCGAAGGTGAGGGCGACGCTGTGGGCCATCTCAAACCTTCCAGTCGATCATCAGGATGTAGGGCAGAAGCGCGACGCCGCCGACCCCAGCCATCAGCCAACCAAGCCAAGCGCCGACGATGGCCCAGCCGAACAGCCAGAACACGCTCACCAGGAAGGCGAACACCAAGGCACGGACCAGCCAGCGCTTCAGAACGCCGTGGCGTTCGGCAAGGGCTGCCTCTTCTGCGATCTCTTCGTACGGCATTGGCGTCATCATCGCGGCTGGAATGAAGGGATCGGTCGCATCGAAATCATCGATATCAACCGGCGGGCACCGAACGAGGCGAACAGTCATGGCCTTCCTCCGAAGCTATGGGGCGCGGTACATCGTCAGGCCAGGCGACACCCTCCGGCCAGTTGGCGGAGAACCTGTCGAGGGCCTCGTCATAGAGGCGCACCGTGAAGGTGGCGCCCTCTGCAAGCCTGGTTAGAAATCGATCGCTGCCGAACATGCGGCGCGCGATCGTGCCAACCCCGAGGCCCGTTGCCCTGCAGTAGGCCTCAGTCACTTTGACGAGATGGTCGGTGAGTTCGCGTTCCATACGACATGGATAGTCGCAAATTTACGACGCTGTCAATCGTAAATCTCATCCTTGAGATACGACCTCGAAAATCGGATTATTCCGACATGGAAAATCACCTGAAAAAGCTGGTCGAGGTTCGACTAAAGACGCTAGGCAAGAGCGCTGCAGGCGCAGCAGCCGAAGTCGATTTGGGTCGCACCTTCATCAATGACATTCTGGTCGAGCGGAAAAGATCCGTCAGGCCGGATGCAATCGAGCAGCTTGCCAGAGCGCTTGAGGTCGAGCCGGAAGAGATCTCCCTCGCACAGCGTGGTGTTTGGCTTGATCGCTGGGAACAGCAGGCGGAGCGACTAAACGACTATAGACTGATGCCGCTTGGCGCGGTGCCGGAGCTTCCGCCAAATCCAGCCGCGCCGGCTGATACTATGATTTTCATCTCCAAGAATGTGCCGCTGATCGGACTGGCCATGGGGTCCGTCTTGCGGAGCAATATTGCCAGCATGGTAACAGATAATCAGCCGATCGATTATGTATGGAGGCCGCCGGCTCTGACGAAAGCGCGCGACATCTATGCGATGCTGATTGTCGGCGACAGCATGGCGCCGATGCATCCGCCCGGCGAGCTGCGGTTTGTCAACCCGCATCGCCCAGCCGAAAACGGCGATACGGTCGTCGTCCGCACCCGAAACTGGGAAGGCGATGCGCCACAGACACTCATCAAGATCCTGCGTCGCCGAACCGCAGACAAGCTGGTTCTAGAACAGCTAAACCCATCAGCTACCGTTGAAATTCCGTTTGAAGTTGTCGAGAGTGTGCACCGCGTTCTGACAACTAGGGAGCTGTTTGGTTTGTAGACGGCCGCATCTCGGTTGCTTAAATTCAAGCCCTATTGTCGCCAGCTGTAAGGGCGATGAACGGGGGCATTATGAGGTACGCTTTAGGATTGCTCTTTTTTGCGGCCGCGATAGCTAGTGGCCATGCGCAGACACTATCCTCCGACGTCGAGTATCTTTTGGGAGAATGCTCCGTCGCCGCCAACGAGAGGATGTGCAACGCCAATCATGACGAGTTCATTTCTGACTACAGGCTAGCCTTCAAGAAGGACTATCAGGCGCAGCGTAATGTCGCATTTTGCCTGATCGATGGCTGTGACGGGGCGGTAAAGATCAACAAGCCGCTAGGGTGCGCGTGGCGCATCGTCATTCTGGCGTCAGGATCTCAGAAGCTAGATGCATCCGACCGGATGAATTACGATATCATGTGCAAAGGAAAACTCGACAACACCGAGGCCCTCGTGTTCGAGGGGCAGGCGCAAGAGCTATTCCGCGCGATCTACAAAAAGAAGCTGACCATCAAGTAGCAGAGACCCTTCACGGTCAAACGTTCGAGCCGGGTGCCGATGGTGCCCGGCTTTTTGATTTCATGGCAATCGCAAATATACGACAAAGCCCCTTGACAGTCGAAAATATACGACGCATTTTACGACGCATCAGCCGTCGATCTGTCGTTTGCGACACGAAGAAGCGGATGAGATGTAGGGCCAATGGCTCCTACCCAGGAGGCGACCATGTAAATCGCAGCTCGGGGCGAGCCGGCGATAAACGCCGCAACCGTGTGGGATGTTGATCCAAGGATAAAAGCGGCCGACGCGACGGCCGGAGGTTAACGAGGCCGAGAGGCCGAGCCACTCAAAGCCGAGGCGGCATCGCGATCCTTATCGCCCTTCTGGGCATCAGGACTTCAACCAAGCCAACCCCAACCTGGCGTCATTTCCGGGAAAGGCGAAGCCTTGTCCGATTGAGGAGCTGCACCATGAAACATTTGACGCGTACCGAGGCGCAGATGCTCGCCGCCGTCGGTTCATCGATCAGTGGCTCGCGAGAGGTTGGCAAGCCAGATCCGACAGACGATGAGCTGTCGCTTGATCTGACGGCCGCCGACTTTGCCGCCGTCGACATCCGCAGGCACCTGCCGCGCGTGAAGGCGATGGCGATGGACATCCTGCACGCTGCGGCCGAGCTGGCTGCGCTCGCGCTTTTCCTCACCGGTAGCGGCTTGGTCGCTGGCATCTTCAGGGGTGTCATCTAATGGCCCAGAAACCCTACCTTAGCGAGCTGGCGCGGATAGCTAACTCAGCGGCGCGGAAGCGGACCGGCGCAAAGAGCGCGGCACACGAGGATCTTCCTATTGGCGTCGAAAGCGTCGAGGGCTGGTACGGCCGCGTTGAAGGACTGATCGTTGAGCCGGCTCGATCGGCACCTGTGCCAGACGTTCCCTGGAAGCAGACGGCATCGCGCAAAGCTTTTCGGTTGATTGACCCCAGCCCGGAAGACATCGACTTCGATGTCGACATCGCTGGCGAACTCTCCCGCCTGGCGCGCTTCACCGGCGACATTCGCGGTGGCGCCTACTCAGTCGGGCAGCACAGCGTCGTCGGCGGCGACGTCCTGATGGTGGAAACCGGCGACCCGGAGCTTGCGGCCGCATTTGTCCTGCATGATGCCCACGAAGGTCCGATCGGCGACATTGCCACGCCAGCGCAGGATGCCATCAACTGGCACCTGCAGGAGATCCTCTTCGAGCATGGGTTATCCGATCTGGTCAATTCGATCCCCAAGATCGCGGGATCGGAGCTTTTCAAGCGCGCGCTGAAGCGCCTGAAGGGCGACCTGGATAAGGCGATCTATCGGGCTGCAGGCATGCGGTGGCCGTTGCCGCACTCGATTGTGCAACAGGTCCGCATCATGGACCTGCGCATGCTCGCGGCCGAGGTCGATGCCTTCATGGGCGGCGAGGTCGCGCCCTGGGGCGTGCTGGTCGACATCCGCAAGAATTACTCCATCCCGGATCTTCGCCCGATCGGCATCTGGCCGGCCGAAGTTGCCGAGACGCGTTTCCAGGAAGCACTGCGCCGCTATCTGCCCGAGCGCTTCCCCCATCCAGCCTTTTCAATCGAGGACTAAGCCATGCCTGAAACTCAGACTGAAGCCTTCACCGTGGCCGAAAGCGGCGGCGGCGTCGCGGCCGGTGAACTCCGGCAATTCATCGAGCGCGTCGAGCGCCTCGAGGAAGAGAAAGCCGCCCTGCAGGATGACATCAAGGACGTGATGGCCGAGCTGAAAGGCCGCGGCTACGACGTCAAGGCTGTTCGCGCCATCCTGAAGCTTCGCAAGGAAGATCCGGATGAGCGGCAGGAAGCCGAAGCCATCCTCGAACTTTATATGAACGCACTGGGGATGGTCTGATCATGGCCGCGAACCCCACAAGCCAACCAGATCGTCAGAGCGAAGCGCTCGATGGCTTCAATAGTGATGTCCTGGTTGATGAGCTTCTGCGCCGTGAGGCAATTACGCCAGAAGTGGCCAATGCTATCCGCCAGGATGCTGCGCTTTATACAGAAGGGCAGGCCGTCGAAATCTTCGGGTCAGAATATTCCGACTTCGGGCCGCCCTCCGACATCGACAGCACCGAGCTCGAAGAAGCTCGCGCCGAACTGATGTCCGGCCGGCGCGGAGAAGCTCTCATCCATCTTGAACGCGCGCTTGGCGGCGACTTCGTCGGTCGCCTGGCCATAGCCTGAAGGAGGCAAGCATGGCCATTCAGGCCACAACCCGCATTTCCGTTTCGCGCGACGCGCTGGTCGCCGCGCTTGGCCTGCTCACCCGCATCATCGAGCGGCGCGGCACCGTCCCCATCCTGTTGAATATCCTGGTCGAGGTGAAGGGCGGCCTCTGCCTGCTGACGGCGACCGACCAGAATGTCCTCTGGGCCACCACCTCGATCGCCCTTGGCGACGCTCTGACGCCTGATGCCTCGACGACGCTGCCGGCGCAGATGCTGTCCGACATCGTTCGCAAGCTGCCATCCGGCGCCGAGCTCGATCTCACCTGGGGCGAAAAGGAAGCGAACATCGCCTGCGGCAAGGCGAAGTATCGGCTGAACACGCTACCGGCCGAAGACTATCCGTCGATCCCCGAGCCTGAGTGGCAGGCCACCTTCAGCATCGAGGCCAAGCAGCTGCATCAGCTGTTTGAAAAGGTGGCCTTCGCCATCGCCCGCGATGAGGTTCGCTGGTTCCTCAATGGCGCCTTCCTTCACATCGTCGATGAGGGCGGAGAGTCTCGCCTAGTGTCGGTGGCGACGGACGGGCATCGCCTGTCCAAGGTCACCGTACCGGCTCCGGACAAGTCCGGCAGCATGCCTGGCGTCATCGTTCCGCAGAAGACGGTGGGCGAGTTCATCCGCCTGCTCGATGGTCGGGATGGCGAGGTCGAGGTGTCGGTCTGCGACGCCAAGTTCGCCGTCAAGGCCGGGCCGACCCGCCTGCTTTCCAAGCTGATCGAGGGCACGTTCCCGGACTATGCCCACCTCATCCCGAAGGAAGGTCTGCGCACGGCCATCATCGACGCCGACGCCCTGGCCTCGGCCGCCGATCGCGTGTCGACGGTAGTCGGCGAGCGCAGCAAGGGCGTGAAGCTCTCCTTCGAGGGGTCGATGCTGCGGCTCGAGGTTCGCAACCCCGATGCCGGCGACGCCGAGGAGGAGGTGCAGACCGAGTTCGAAGGTGAGCCCCTCGAGATCGGTTTCAATGCCCGCTACCTCGCCGAAGCCCTTCGCGCCATCGCGGCCGACACCATCCGCGTTCTGCTCGGAAACCCCAACGACCAGGCTGTGATGACCTCGACCGCGTCATCGGACCACCTGGTCCTCATCATGCCATTGAAAGTCTGAGGAGAAGGCCATGAGATTTCTCTCGTTTGCGGCAACAGCCGCGCTCTATGCCCTCAAGAGCACTCCGATGTTCGCCGGCGTGGACCTTGGTTTCAGGGCAAGCTTTCCCACTCGCGGCCCATCCGGCTATCGCAAGTCGCCGTCAGCCGCGTCGCCGGAAAATTACCGCTGGCGCACCGTCAAACGCACGGCATCGCGTGAGGCCGAGCGCCACCTTCGCCAGATGGCGGCCGGACAACTCGATTTCAGCGCCAGCGATCCGAACCTCTGGCGCAACCGGACCTTTGCCGTCGGCTGGAACAGATTCGGCCCGCGAGCGCGCCATGTCCATTAATCGCGCCATCCTTCTCGGCAACGTCGGCCACCCTCCGGAGATCCGCGCCATCCCCAATGGCGAGGATCGCGTGGCAACCTTCTCGCTCGGCACCACCGATCGCTGGCGCGACCGGACCACCGGCGAATGGCGGCAGACCACCGAGTGGCATCAGGTGGTTTGCCACAATCAGACCCTCGTCAAGATCATAGCCGAGCACGTCACCAAGGGCAGCAAAGTGGCGATCGAGGGGAAGATCAAGACGCGCCAATACGAGAAGGATGGAGCCAAGCGCCGCGTCACCGAGATCGTCATCGGCCGTTTCGACGGCAGCCTGACGCTCGAAGGTGATCCGAAGGCACGCGGAGAGGCTGCGGCCGATGGCCAATCCACCAACCTCGACGACAGCATCCCCTTCTGAGGAGGCAACCATGCCGCGCCAGTCAGATGCCCAGCGCCGCGCCGTCGGCCTGCTCGAAGCCGGACCGCTGTTCTACTCGAAAGGCCGCTGGCGCCGCCGCGGCACCGATGGCGTCCACCCGGACGTCATGGATCGGCTCATCGAATGCGGTAGCGTCCGCCGCATCGAGCAACGCCGCAACTGCGGCTTCACCGTCACCCTCTGCCGATTGGCCACGCCCGGCGAACGGGCCGCCAAGGAGAATTGAAATGCACGAAACATCAGCCCCGGAGCGCAAGTGGGTGCCGAGCATCTTCATCGAGGATGTTTCTCCGATACCGCGTGGCAAGCCGGAGGACTGGATTACCAAGATGCCGAATGGCGGCCTGTTCCTGTTCTCGGATGATGCCATTGCCCAGAAGCCCGTGCCGATCGGCATTGGCGACGTGGTGCGCTTCCGGTGGTTTATTGATCACGGCACCTTCACGGTGAAGTTTCATCTGCTTGGAGGTTGGAGCTGCGAGCAGCCCCTGCCGGAAGGCGCCAATGGCTTCATGGAACCGGGCGATCCAGATTCCTACGCCGAGACCATGGACGAGTTCGCCGAGAACGCCATCGATGCCTGGTCGATCGCGGACTTCGAGACCGGCGACGTCCGCGTCTTCACCTGGAGCGAGGACATCCATTTCCGGCTCGATAAGCTGGCGAGCATGCTGTCTTTCAACCCGGTCACCGTGTCGAACCGAGGCGAAACCTTCCAGGCTGGCGTCGGACACTGGATGATTGCCTGTTTCGGCCGCGAGATTTCGAACGACCAGTTGGAGCGTGGCGACCGGTTCCTTGAGGAAGCGTTGGAGCTTCTTCAATCTGGCGACTATCCGCGCGATCGCATCGCAGCACTTACAAAGTATGTGTTCGACCGACCGAAGGGGGAGCCCTTCCAGGAAGTAGGTGGCGTCATGGTCACCCTGGCAGCCTACTGCCGAGCGCACGGGCTCGAAATGGACGAGTGCGGCAACAAGGAGCTGGATCGCATCTGGGGCAAAGTTGAGCAGATCCGAGCCAAGCAAGCCGCCAAGCCAACCGGCTCGGCCCTGCCCATCGTTCAGCCGACGGAGGCCTGACCCATGGCCGGCAGCGTCAATAAGGTCATCCTGATCGGCCACCTCGGCCGCGATCCTGAAATCAGGCGCAACGGGACAGGCGACCCCATCGCCAATATGCGTATTGCCACCTCGGAAACCTGGAAGGATCGCCAGACCGGCGAGCGCAAAGAACGAACCGAGTGGCACTCGGTGGTCATCTTCAATGACGGCCTCGCCAAGATCGCTGAGCAATATCTGAAGAAGGGGTCCAAGGTTTATGTCGAGGGGCAACTTGCCACGCGCAAGTGGACAGACCAGTCCGGCCAGGAGCGCTACACCACCGAGATCGTGCTGCAGAAGTTCCGTGGCGAGCTGACGCTGCTCGACAAGCTGCCCGGCAATCGGCCGCCCGGTGCCGATGATGCCGATGACTACGGCACGACTAGCACCCGCCAGCCAGGGCCGACGCCGGGGCGCAGCGGTATCGATCCAGATCTCGACGATGATATCCCGTTCTGAAAATGAGCCAGACAGCCATACCCCCCCGTCGCGAGCAGATCCGCCAGAAGGTTCTGTCTCGCGTCGAGATCGACCAGATCACCGGATGCTGGATCTGGCTGGGGCCAACGTCCGGCACCACCGGTCGCGGCCACGGCTATCCCCGCATGTTCCTCGATGGGCAGACGGTCGCTGTCCACCTGGTGATGTGGACCAACGAGCACGGGTTCATCCCCGGCAAGAAGCAGATCGATCACAAATGCCGCAATCGCCTCTGCGTCAACCCGTCGCCAGATCACACCGAGTTGGTGACACACAAGGAAAACCAGAGACGCCGCGATGCAGCCCGCCAACAATTTCAAGCAGAGGCAGTTTCGCCATGA